TGAATCATCCTGATCGCAGCCGAGTGCATCGCGGCAGTCTCCGCCGTACCTTGGATGTGCTTCTTGAGCATACGGAGACGGTCTTTGTGCTGATCCAGCGTCGCCGCGCCCCACGTGACTCGGTTCCCGTCGCCGGTCGCGAACGCGGTCGACAGCAGCTCTTCGGTGACTTCGATCCTGACACGCTGCTCGATTTCTTCAACAAACCGATCCGTGTCCCGTTTGTTCTCCCAGTCCATCCAGGCACCCCGACCTGACCAGCCCGTTTGCTCCGGGTGGACAAAGAAGTCGAATTTGATATTCGCACGAAGGTACGGGTTCGTGTCCTCTGCGTTCTTCGTGAAGTCCGCAAGCGGGATACGGCGCTGGAGCTGGCAGGCCTTCGCGTACCAGGCCTCGTACCGTTCCCGGCCAAGGAACTCACGGAAGCCCGGAGCGCAGATGCTATCGATGTCGACCTGGTCCGCGTAGGGGACAGCGAATTCCGAAGATCGTCTCAGCTCCCTGTTCAGCTTCTCCCATGCCAGCGGATTCTCTGTCAGCTTCTTGAACTTGTCGTGCAAGATCTCTTCCGCAGATCGCTGGTCTTCAGTGCTTGATGCCCCGAACTCTCTTTCGAGATCGTCAGCGATCGCTTGAACTCGCCCCTCAGGCGGCAGGGAGTTGATCCGCGATATCCACACCTTGGACTCTTGGTACCGGTTCTCCGCCTCGATACGCCTCGCCTCAGCGCGACGACGATCATCGATCCTGCTGGCCAGGTCAGAGACGGCCAGCAGGAACAGGTTGCGCTGGCCATACTTGCGGAGCAACTGCTCCGCAAGTATCCGAGCATCCACCAGCGACCGGGCGGTCGCCTGCTCCCCGAGCTGTTCAATCAGGGAGTCAATGCCACTGAAATCATCCACGCTGACAACTTTACATCCATGCACTGAAGGTGTCTAGTTCGCTTCGGTCTTCTTGCTCTTGGGTTTCTTCCAGGGCTCGCCTTTCGCCAGCCAACTGTTCCCGCACCTGCTACAGGCCATCGTGTCGCCGGTCTGTGACCTGAAGCGCATCGCGTGACGACCAGCGTTGCAGGCCTTCAGCTCCTCTTTGCGAGCCTCCTGGTCGGCGATGCGCGCCCGGATGGCATCGAACCAGCCTGGCGGGACATCGCCCCCGGCCGCGATGAACTCCAGCAGATCGGATACCGACGCGCTCGGGAACCACGGCGTGGTGCTGCTCCACACCATGATCGATGTCCAGACCTTAGCGTCCCGCACGGCGTACGCCGAAGCGCGCCCGTCCGGACTCTGAGCGATCAGCGCGAACAGGTCACGCGGAGCCATGGGGGCGCCTGTCGCACCATGGGGCGGACAGCCCCTGCTCCGCTGTACCGCCACGCGCCAACCGGCCGCACGGACCTTGTCGGCGGTCGCGGTGAAGGCGGCAGGCGCACCGGCGCCGTCCCACTCATCTCGGGAGGTCACCTCCGGCGCGGGATAGGCGGCTCGGCCAGAGGGGGGCCGCGGGGGGTGCCCCTGGCCGAGCGGAATCAGCCCGGCGACCGGCGCCGGCGCGACACCCGATCCCATATCGGCATCCGACCGCAAGCACGCCCCGCATCGCGGGTGCTGGCCGGGTGCCACCAGCGCGACCGCCCCGCATTCGCACCGCCCCTCCGACAGGTGGCTGTTCGAGATCGGGATGAGCCGGTCGTCATCCTCGCCGGGCGCCAGGAACTCCGGCTCAACATCCAGATCGGTCATGACCGCTCCGCGCAGCCACCGTTACCGAACTCGTGTTTCTCGGACCCGTGCCCGCAGACGCAGAGTTTCGACTCGAAATCAGGATCCCCGTCCCGGAAGTAAGGGCATCCGCAGATCGTTCCCGGCAGGTCTGCCGGAGCTGGAGCGCCTCCCTGCGCCAGACCCATCTGCACCGTGCGCTGCAGGAACGGGTCTTCGGCCTTGAGCACGAGGATCTGGGCGCCCGGCTCGAACCCCTCCGCCGTCCAGAATTTCGCCACCGACAGCAGCACGACCTGCGAGTCATCCAGGATCAGGGCGCTGCAGCCCTCCATCTCGGAGCGTTTCTTCGGCGTGCTGAGCGTATCCAGGATGTTGCGCGCGAGCTTGTCCGCGTCCCCGATCTTGATGTCGGTCGGCCACTCGGTGGCGTGCGTCGGAATCGGGCCGCCGGCGGTCGCCTGCGTCTGCGGGAAGAACATCACCAGGCGCACCTCGACCGGCCCGTCGTACTGCAGGAACTTCCCGTGCTCGGCCAGCTGAGCCTCCCGCAGGGCCCGCGCGACCCGCTTGCGCCAGGGCTTGGAGCCGGTGATGTCCTCATCCAGGTAGACCGTGTGCTTGGCGTCCCTGGTGCAGATCGGCTTCATGCTGCCCTTGGTGCGGGGCCGGCCGCCGACCCGCACCGATACGAGCACTCCCGAGTCGGTCACGAGCGCCGCCCCAGCCTGAGCAGGAGGGCGCGAACCGCCCAGCCCTCGGCGGTCAGCGTGCCACCGCTTCCGGTTCCGAACCGGTGGACCAGCCCGCGCCGGATCAGAGCGGCACGGGTCGGGCCGGCCTGAACGTGACCCTGCTCGGGATCGGCCAGCAGGAGGGCCCGCTCCATCTGGCCGGTCAGCCGATGGCGCTTGATCTCGGCGGCAGCGGCCGGGCCGACCATCACCGCGCTGCGGACCTCGCGGCCGAGCGCGGTCAGCTTGCCGGCGTCCGCCAGGCCGGCCTGCAGACTGTGCACCAGCCCGCGGCGCATCAGGGTCTGGCGGTCGGGGCCGCGCTCCACCGGGTGGCCCGGCCGGGTGGCGGCCAGGAGGGCGACCATCGAGGGGGTCAGCCCGTACTTCTCGATCACATCGGTCATGCCGCCACTCTACCTCATCAGTTGCGATCGGGACTTGTTTCTGAGGGCTGGGAACTTCCCGTACTTCCCGGACCCCCTAAGAGAGGGGGGTCCGGAAGTCCGGAAGTCGATTCCGGTGCGTTCGGATTGTCTTCCGGATGTGAAAGGAAAGTCAGGAAAGTGCAGGTCGGGTGCCCTCTACTGGCCGAGTAGGACATCGACGCTCATCGTCATTGACTTCCGGTTTCACTTTCCTGGCGCGCCCGGAAGTCCCGGAAGTCCGCTGACCTGCACTTATGCAACTTCGGCTATGCGAACGGGTCGGCCGCGCGCAGCCCGTTGATCTCGGCCTGATCGAGCGCCCACCGCTCCCCGCCAAGATTGCACGCCATCGGCAGGGAGGTGATCGTGTTCCAGGAGTCGATCCACGAGTCGTGATCGGGCGCCTTGCCCTTCTCGTACCAGCGGGCGATGACCGCGGCCCGCGCCTGCGCCGCCGTCAGGCCGCGCTCGTGGGCGTGATCCGCCAGCACCTGCAGGATGCGCCGCTTCACGGTCGCGTTGCTCGGCACGCCCTCGACGGCCGCCGTCCAGCCCTCGGGCTTGCGACCCTTGAACGACTCCGTCTCGGCGACCGTGAAGCCCTCCAGCTCGCGCATGGCCCTGTCGGCGGCGTCGGTCTCGGGGTTGACCACCAGGCTGCTGATCGGCTTGCCGGTCTTCGGATCGATCCCGAGGTCCACGACCTTCATGATCAACTCGATGCCGCGCCCGTCACCCTCGCTCATGTCCTTCTGTTTGTCCTGGGTGATCTTGCAGACCAGCGATGCGCGGCCGGCAGGGTTGTCGGGGCGGGTCACTTTCAGCTCGGTGTCCTGCGCCCCGTCCAGGGCGCTGCTGCCGCGCGCGTTGCCGCCGTCCCGCCCCGTGTGGTGCACGACCAGAACACACGCCCCCGTGGCCCGCTTGAGAGCGCCGACCGCGGCGATCAGCACGCCCATGTCGGTAGCGGAGTTCTCTTCCAGCCCCACCGAGATGCGCGCCTGGGTGTCCAGCACGATCAGGCCGGGCTTCAGCTCGGCGGCGATCTCCACCAGCGCCGCCCACTGACCGTCGTTGCTCTTGACCTGGACGGGGTACGGCAGGAAGGTCACGCCCTCCACCTCGCCGTGCACCTTCATGTACGCCCGGGTCCGCAGCACCATGCCGCCCTCGCCTTCGGCGGCCAGGTAGAGCACCGGCCGCTGCACCACCGAGTGCCCCTGCCAGTCCTGGCCGAGCGCCACGTGGCCGGCGATGTCCAGCGCGATGAAGCTCTTGAGCGATCCCGGCGCCCCGATCAGCCACGACTCGGTGTTCAGGTTCAGCAGGCCGTGCACGAGCGGGTCGGGGGTGGCGCGCTGCGAGAGTTCCTTCATGCTGACCAGGCGGTTGCGCAACCGCTGCACGGTGGTCATGTGTTCTTCGCCGGGCGCGGCCTCCACCGCGACGGCCGGCGCGGTGGGTGGTTCGGGGCGGCGCTCGGCCGCCCACGGATCGGCCGGCGGCCGACTCCCGTCCAGCACGCCGCGGAATTTGTCTGCCGTCCAGTCACTCGGCCCGTTCGGGTCGTAGGCGGTATGCGCGAGCATCGACTCCAGCAGGCCGAACGCCTCATCGACCGACCAGAACGCGGGCACGAAGTGCGAGAGCGTGGCGGCGGCGACGTTCGCGCTCTCCTCAATCTCGCCGATCTGCGCCGCGGCGAGCGCCGACAGCGACGGCCGGACGAAGTCCTGTGCTTCGGCCAGGGTGAACGACCGCTCCGCGCCGAACCCGCTGCCAGCGAAGAGTTGCGAGGGTGTCAGGAACGGGTCGTCCGGGTCGTGTGCTGTGGTGGGAGCGCTCTCACGGGGCTTCGGCTCGGTACGTCTGGCGCGGTTGGTGGTGATCAGCGAGACGATCCCCTCGATCCCCGTGTCGTCCTCCTCGATCGCCGCGTCCAGGGCCTCGAAATCCGGCTCGGCGATCCACTCGTACGCCCGCAGTTCGCCGTCCACCTTGCTGCGGCGCACGGTCGGGGCGATCCACACGAAGCCCCGTCCCTGGCCGTCTGCGGCGCCCGCCTGCAGATCGAGGCCAGCGAGGAATCCACCGGTCGCCCCGGTCGCCTTGCGCAGGCCGGTCGGCGCGAGCAGCCAGTGATCCCCGCCGGAGGGGGTTCTCTGCTGGCCGAACGTGACGGGGAAGATCCCTTCGTCTTCCAGCTGCTTCAGCGACACGTCCCCGCCGTTGCGCGGGTCGCCGTCCAGGAAATCCACCCGGTGCCCGCCGACCGCGGCCAGGGCGTACCCCGGCCGCCACCCGTTCGGGTTGACCGAGGTGTCGAGCCAGCTCTCCGACGGGATGGTCTGTTCCCAGTGCTTCGGGAGGTGGTACTTGCCGGGGCCGCCGGCATGTGGCTTGCGCTCCCCGGTTCTGCTGTTGATCACGGTGGAGCGCGGGCAGCCCTCGGTGCAGGGCTCGGCGGCGAAGACTGGCACACCGGCCCTGATCAGGGCACGTGCCACATCGAGGGCTTTCTGGACATCACTGTCGGGTGTCACGTGTTATTCTCCGCGTGTCTTTGAGGGACGGTTGCGGGCACCGGTGATTCCACCACCGGTGCTCGTTTCTTTGTGCCGGGAGCGCTGACTCTATCCCTGCTCAGCGTTCGGGTAGGCCTCCATCGCACGCAGATCGGCCAGGGTGAATCCGTCCCTGGCCGCACGCTCGGCGAACTCCAGTACAGGTTCCGAACCGAGTCGTTCCGCTTGCGTGTAGAGATCGCGCATCTCGGCCTGCTGCCTGATCTCCAGTTCCCGCAGCCCCCCGCCTTCCAGCGCCCGCCTCAGGATCTCGGCCCGCGGCTCACCCATCACCACCGCCAGGGCATCGGCACGCTGCCGGGTGATGGGGTTGACCAGTAGTTGTGTCTGCACTTTGTTCGCCATGTGGGCAGCCTACGGGATCATCAGTTGCGATAACAACTGATCAGGGCGTACGGTCGTGGCATGACCGAGATGCGGAAGACGCAGGGCCTCATGGGCCTTGAGCGCACGGTGCGGTACGCCGCGCAGTACGCGAGCAAGAATGAGTACCCGGCCGACAAGATGCTGGACTGGATGGTTGAGCAGATCCGGTGCGATCTGGACAACACCGCAGCCGAGGGCATGAACCTGCTTGTGCGGGTTGCGCTAGCCGCCCGCCTCGATCACCAGGGCGGCTGCGCGCCGGAGACGTGCGGTGGCAGCAGCCTCGATCCGTGCTCGCTGGCGAACGCGCTCGCGGTGTTCGAGAACTGGGAGCGTTCGCTGTGATCACGCACTACGGGAACAAGGACCTGCTGCCGGCCTGCGGCGCTCTCAGGCACGACCCGACCGAGACGTTGATCATGACGTTTCGTCTCAACGACATCACCTGCGAGACTTGCAAGATCAACCCGCACGGGGTGAAGGTCGGCCAGGTGTGGGCGGACAACGACGTGCGCACCCCCGGCCGATACCTCAAGATCAAAGAGGTCGTGCCGGCTGACGGCGTGGCGATCGTGGCCCGGGTGAACTCCGGAGGCGGCGCGCTCTGGGGGAAGTACTCGCCGCGCCCGATCAAGCTGCGCCGCTTCCGCCCGACCCACACCGGCTACCGGCTCGTGAAGGACGTGACGCCGTGAGGCCGGCCAACATGGACATGCGGATCTGGCGCAGCGTGGACGGCCACCTGTTCCGCTCGGTGCCGACCGCGAGCCTGCCGGAGAAGTGGCGGCGCACCGCGGATGGTCTGGTCAGCGGTGACTACGTGATCGTCCGCGGTGGGACCGGGCCGCGCGCCTTCACGTACGACCTGTTCCGGCTCGGGGTGCGCATCGGCTTCACGATGTCGACCCTGCGCGCCGCCAAGTCCCACGCCATCCTGAACGCACGAGGGGAAGACCGGGTGAACGTCGCATGAGCGGGCTCTACCGGGTCGGCCGCCATCAGGCACAGAACGTCTACCGTGGCGAGGAGTACATCGGGGTGATGTTCTCGCCGCGGGATGCCGCCCTGGTGGTGTCGATGCTGAACGGCGTGCAGCCGATCAAGGCCGTGACCGATCTGCTGGACTGCGCGAACGAGCTGATCGGTGACGACCGGCAATCGCTGCTGCGCGATCAGGTGGACAACGGCTGCGGCTGGTGCGGCAGTGACCACCTGGCCGAGCTGAAGCGGGCGTTCGGGAGTGCTCCGGATCGCCCCACCGAACCGGATGCTCTGATCGATTACGCCGGAGACCGCTGGGACAAGATCGGGCCGAACCTGTACAGGCTGCGGGAGCGTGGCGCAACGTACGATCGGGCCGCCATCGAACGGAATTTCGGCCCCGTGACCGAGGTGTGGACATGAGCGCGCTGCAGCCGGTGGACGGGTGCGCGGTCGTGCTGCACCTGATCGAGGCGGCGCGGGCGTGGGCACGCACGGCTGGCGCGGTCGGCCCGGAGGGCACCGCCCTGGCCGCGTGGGTGGCCGAGCTGGAAGATCGGTACGAGCGGGAGGCGCGCGGCGAGGTGGCCGTGGGCTGGGAGCCGCGGCGCTGGCGCGAGCTGGTGGCCGGCGACCGGGTCGAGATCGGCGGCCACGAGGCGGTCATCGCTTCGGCGATGACGCAGGACTGGCATGCGCACCCCGAGAAGTACAGCTACCACCCCGGCATGGACAACGACGTGGAGGAGAACCCCTGCCGCGCCTGCCGGGGTGCGTGCCGGGAGACGCGCGGTCGCAAGTACGAGGCGCTGGAGCACTCCATCACCGCAGTCCGGCTAGAGGGGCGCGACCCGCTCTACCAGATGCCGCCCGACGGTGAGGTGGAGACGTTGCGGGGCCCCGCGGGCCGGGCGCTGGACGAGGTCAACGGCCACCGGTCGCGTGTGCCTGACGGCATCGACCCGGCCGAGGTGCTGGGGAGCTGGGTGCAGGACGCGGCGGCGACCCTGGAAGCGGCCGGGCTCGGCCCGATCGAGGTGCTGAAGCCATGATCCGGACCCGGGAGACCGAGGAGCAACGCGCGTTCAGGCGGACGGTGATGCTCGCCCTGGCCGGGCGGTGCGTGTGCGGGCGGAAGGTGAACAAGCACGGCAAGGTCTGCTGTCGGATGTGCCACGGCGGGTACGGCACGCATTCGGTGCTATGCCGGCGCAACAATCCGAGCGCGTCGTGAACGCCGTGGCCGAGCGGGCGTACCGCGCGATCATCGATGAGGTGATCGCGCGGTACGCCCGCTCGGCCAAGAGCGGCGACCCGAAGTGCGAGGGCGCCGGCGGCAAGTGGAAGTACAACGGGCGCAAGCGAGCGCAGGACTGCGCGGACGAGATGTGGCGGGCACTATCGGGATTCAGTGCACAGAAGGCGATGTACCCGTACGTCTGCCCGCACAGCGGCAACCCGCGCAAGCCGCACTGGCACCTGACCTCCCTGCGCACCGCCAGCATGCCGGAGGTCACCCCGATCCCGACCGCCGTGCTGCTCGGCCAGAGGAGAGTGCTGGTGCACTGCGGGCCGCCGGCGACCGAGCCGAGCCGGGAATCCGACGGCATGTGGTTCTGGAAGCCCTACGCCTCGCTCCGCGTCAGTTGACATCACGACTGGTGTCGGTACAATAGGACGCATGACCGCGAACAAGAATGAGCAGGGCAGCGAGCCCGGTCGTCCCGCATGGGCGGCCGGGTTCGATCTGTCGCCGGCCAGACCGCGTGTGTCCGATGAAGACCTGAGGCTGTTCGTCCAGCCGTTCGACCTGGCCGTGAAGCGCCGCCTGGCGGACGCGGAGATGCGCGTTGCCGAGCTGGAGTGGGAGCTGGCGAGCGTGCGTGAGCACCGGGACGCGCTTCAGGCGGCAACCGGAATGCGCGGCGAGCCGGACTTCCTGATCGACAGCGACGGGGATAAGTTCGACCGGGTCGCGCCGGGGATCTACCACCTGCAGGGTGGCGGAGGTGCGGACTGGACCCGTGACGAGATCGGCGACGCTCAGGAGTTTTGGAAGTGAGCGCGCTCAGTCGCCTCCGGGACTACCAGACCAAGACGATCAAGGCGATCCACGAGCAGTGGGACGCCGGGGTCTGGCGGCCGGCGTCCGTGCTGGCGACCGGCGCGGGCAAGGGGCACCCGCTCTGGACGATGGTTCCGACCCCGAATGGGCTCCGGCGCTGGGGTGATCTCAAGACCGGAGATTTGGTGTTCGGGTCGGATGGCCGCCCGACCGCAGTCACTGACGTATTCGACCGGGGCGAACTCCCGACCTATCTGGTGACGTTGTCCGATGGGTCGAGTGTCACGGTGGACGGCGAGCACCTGTGGAACGTCCGTGACTACCGGCACCGGACCACGAAGCGAGAGTTCCGAACGCTTTCCACCCAGACCCTGCTCTCTGAGGGCCTGAGGCTGGATCGCGGCTATCGATTCCGGATTCCGATGGCTCGGCCTGTCGTGATGCCGCACGTCTCCGAGCTGCCGCTACACCCGTACGTGATCGGCGCGCTGATCGCGAACGGAGGGCTTGCTCACGACGGAACCATGCTGACCACGCCGGATCCGCACGTGTCGGGGCGGGTTTCCTGCTGGACGACTGTCAACCGGGTCGCGGATACGACTCCCGGAGTTTGCCCGCGCTTCAGTCTGCCCGGCCTGACTCGTGCCACTCGGAATCTCGGAATGCGGGTCAAGTCCGGAGAGAAACGGATTCCGGCGATCTACCTGAACACCTCGGTCCAGCAGCGGATCGATCTGCTGCACGGCCTGATGGATGGGGACGGAAGCATGCGCGATACCTCGCGCCGCTCCGTTCAGTACTCGACCACCTCGCCCGGACTGGCTGACGACGTTCGTCAGCTGGTCAGTTCGCTCGGGGGGTCCGCGAACGTTCGTTCTGCTCAGCGCGAGGGTAGGGCGGCGGAGTACACGATCGGCATCATGATGCCGGAGAACATCCCGGCATTCAGCACTCCGGCAAAGCTGGGCTCCGGGAACACGGCTGAGCGCCGGCGAGTGCCGGCTCGCTCGATCGTGTCGATCGAGCCGGCGCGGCCGGAGTTCATCAGGTGCATCACGGTCGCCGCGGCAGACAACCTCTACTTGATCACCCGGAACCACATCGTCACCCACAACACCGTGGTGTTCTCTCACCTGGCCGATGAGTACCTGCGCGCCAACCCCGGCAAGCGGGTGCTGATCCTGTCGCACACCGATGAGCTGGTGAACCAGGCCGCTCACAAGATGTCGATGGTCAACCCCGATCGTACGATCGGCATCGTCAAGGCCGAGCGTAACGAGGTGCACGCCGAGATCATCTCGGCCAGTGTGCAGTCCCTGCGCTCGGCCTCTCGCCGGAACAAGCTGCGCAACGTGGGGCTGATCGTGGTGGACGAGTGCCACCACGCCACCGCGCGCACCTACCAGACGATCCTGCAGCACTTCGGCGCGCTGAACGCCGATGGTGAGCCGGTCGCCTGCGGCACCGCGTGCCGGCCGGGGTGGCACGGGCACCCGATCACCGCGGGGTTCACCGCCACGCTCGTGCGCGGGGACAAGAGCAAGCTTTCCGACGTGTGGCAGAGCGTGGCCATCCGCGTCTCGATCGCGTTCCTGATCCGCGCCGGCTACCTACTGGACGTGAAGGGCAAGCGTGTCGAGGTCCCCGACCTGAACCTCAAGGAGGTCAAGCAGTCCGGCGGGGACTACCAGGAGGGTGCGCTGGGCGAGGCGCTGGTGGAGGCGATGGCGCCGGAGATCGTGGCCAAGGCGTACACCGAGCACGCGATCGACCGCAAGGGCCTGATCTTCGCGCCGACCGTGGACAGTGCGTACGCGTTCGCGGAGGCGTTCAACGCTCAGGGCATCGTCACCGAGGTGGTGCACGGCGGGCTGGGGCGTGACGAGCGCCGCGCGATCCTGACCCGGCTCAAGTCGGGCGAAACGCAGGTGGTCAGCAATTGCATGGTGCTGACCGAGGGGTTCGACGAACCGACCGTCAGCTGCGCGGTGATCGCCCGGCCGACCAAGAGCAGCGGTCTCTACCAGCAGATGGTGGGACGCGTGCTGCGTCCCGACCTGTCGCTGAAGTCGGATGCCCGCGGGCACGCGCTGATCCTGGACGTGGTCGGTGTGAGCCGGATGCACGGCCTGCAGTCGCTGGTGGACCTGTCCACCCGTGACGACCTCGATCGCGACGACCTCAGTGAAGACCTGTCGCTGCTGCAGCTGGAAGACCTGATCCTGGAAGAGGATCAGGAGGAGACCGGCGCCGGCGCGCCGGAGGCGCCCGCCTGGTATCTCGGCCCGGCCGACACCAGAGATTTTGATCCGCTCGGCGCTGACAGTAAGCGGACCTGGGGAAAGACTCCGGACGGAACGTACTGGCTCAGTGCGGGCACGGACGGGTACGTCTTCCTGGCCGACTCGATCGAGGGCGATCCCGGCACCTACGACGTGGTGTGGTGCGCCAAAGCGGTCAAGCGCGGCCAGAGGTACGCCACCGCGGCGATGACCGAGCACCGGGGCCTCACGTTCGAGATGGCGCTGGCATGGGCTGAGGAGGAGGCGAGCGAGCGCGGTGGGTTCGGCACGCAGACCTTGACCACCAAGAAAGCGCGGTGGCGCAAGGACCCGGCGACTGCGGCGGCGCTGACGCTGGCGCAGCGCTTCGGGCACTTCCGTGACGCGGTGTGGACAACTGCCGCCGATCGTGAGACCAGACCGTTCGAACTGCCGGAGGCTTACATCTCCCGGCCCATGACTCCAGCAGGTGAGCTGATCACCAAAGGCCAGGTGGCGGAGGCGATCGATGCCGGCACGGCGGCCAGGGTGATCGACCCCCTCGTGGCGTTCGTGAAGGCCGGGGCCCGCTCGTGAGCCGGGACAGTCCGCTCAGCAAAGAGCAGGCGCTGGAGATCCGGCGGCGGTACGCGAACAAGGGCTACGGCGGGGCGGGCATGAACGTGCTGGCCGCGGAGTACGGCGTCAGCCTGAAGATGATCCACAACATCCTCGCCGGACTCCATCAGCACACTCGGGGTATGCCGAGCATCTCCGGTACGCGAGGTGGAGGGATCAACGACACGGCATGGGGGGATAGGCAGCCTCCGGGCGGGGTGACCTCGCCGCGGATGACGAAGACCGCGGCGGCGATCCGGGGGCCGGTGTCGCTGCGGGACCAGCGCCTGCAGCACCCGTGCCCGACCTGCGGGGCCAAGCGCCGGGAGCGCTGCGTCAATCCGCGCTCCCCGCACAAGGGCCCGATCGCCAAACTGCACGATGACAGGGGGAAGTGATGCTCAGCTTTGCTCGGGAGGTTCTGTCGTACCTGCGTGATTTCCTGTCGTTCAACTGGGTGTATAGGGGGAAGTGATGGAGCCGATCATCGATCCGGACGAGATCCTGGTTCGGGCGCAGAAACTCGCTGACGAGTGCGGGTGCCGACGTTGGCACACGCACCGGGGCCCGGCGGTCTGGCAGCTGGAAGAGGAGATGCGCCATGCCGATTGACCACCGGGCGGGAGCGGACGGGGACCCGTTCGTCGTGCCCTCGCAGCTGTTCGGCCAGGATGGGGAGGACGACCCGGAGCGCATCACCGCCGGCCGCTACCGCCTGCCGGACCTGATGGTCACCGAGTGCCCCGCGTGTGCCCCGGTCGGACGGAATGAGTGGTGCGACACGTGCCGTGGTCAGCTGCAGATCGGTACCGGCGGCAAGCGGCCGGGTGGATGGCAGCGCGTCACCACGATGGTGAAGGCGATCGCCGACGCGCGGGCGCTGGACCTCTGGCATCAGCGGCTGTTGGTGCTCGGGTTCGTGCAGCGTCCCGACCTCTACGATCTGGCCTGCGCGACCGTGGCGACCACCGACAGGTCGGACGACCGGGCAATGCGCAAGGGGCTGGAGTCGATCGCGGGCAAGGTGCTGGCGGCGGTCGGAGCGGATGAGGGTGCGAACCTCGGGACGGCGTTCCACGGCTTCACGGAGGCTGACGACCTCGGGCTCATGCACTTCGCCCGGAAAGTGTGGCACGGCAAGATCCACAACTACCGCGAGGGGCTGCAGGCGCAAGGCCTGCAAGCCCGACCGGAGTTCATCGAGCGCAAGGTGGTCGTGCTGCGGTACGGCCTGGCCGGCACGTACGATCGCCTGTTCTGGGACACGATCGCGCAGTGCTGGCGGGTCGGCGACCTCAAGAGCCAGAAGCGGTTCTGGACGTGGCTAGAGATCTGCTCGCAGCAGGCGGCGTACGCGATGGCCGATGCAATGTGGGACCGGGCGAAGCAGTGCTACGTCGAGATGCCGCCGGTCGCGCAGGACTTCGCGGTGGTGGCGTGGATGCCTGTCAACGGCTTGCACTACGCGAACGTGGCCACCAGCACGGGCGACCCTGACGGCGTTGACTTTTTCAACGTGGACCTGGACAAGGGTCGCGAGGCGCTGGAGCTGTGCCACCGGGTGGACCGCATGCGCTCGGAGGCCAAGAGCAAGGCGCAGACGTGGGGCCTGTTGCGGTCGGCGCCGGTGCTCACGGTGGTGGAGGCGTACGCCCGCCGGATCGGGTCGGTGTCTTCCCTGGCCGAGGGCAGCGCGCTCTGGGCGGAGATCGTGAAGGCCGGCGTACACGAGGTGCCGGAGCTGATCGAGCTGGCACAGGAACGTGTCAGCCAGTTGCAATCCGAACTGGCCATACGGTAGAGTTCTGGTCAGAGGGCGGGGTTGCCGGTACTACCCTCTCTGAAAACGTAGAACCGGACGAGCCTGGCATAGTGGCCAGGTTGCCCGAGTCGTTGCTCACCGGATTCATCCCCGGAAGTGAGGTCGGCTCGGGTAGCACCAAGCGCCGATAGCTCAACTGGTGAGCGCCCACACCCGGGCTTAGATGTTGGGAGGATGCGGGTTCGAGTCCCGCTCGGCGCACAGTGGAGCTTTGCGTACCTGGCACGACCTAAGGTCGTGTCGATGGCGATGGTTCCTGACAGCCCGGAGAGACGGGCAACTACACAGCACATCCACGAAGCCCGGTAAGGGCACAGGAAAGAGGCAACAGTGACCGTGGACCCGTTCGCCGCCGCGCAGGTTTCCAGCACCGGAGCGCCCGGCAACACCGGAGACGAGGTCGACCCGTTCGGTCAGAAGCCGTCGGAGATCAAGCTTTCGGACTTCCCGAAGATGGACGACCTGTACGGCAAGCTGCTCGTCATCGAGGCGACCAAGCTGGAGAAGGTCGCCAAGAGCAAGGAGTTCGGCGGCAAGGACGGCGAGACGCAGGACCGGGTCACGGCCGACGTGACCGTGATCGACCTGGACAACCCGTCCGAGAGCAAGACCTACAGCGACATGTACCTATCGCAGCAGGCGCTGGTCGGCCAGGTGAAGGGCCTGATCGCGAAGCGTCTCCCACTGCTCGGTGTTCTGCGGCGCACCCGCGCGAAGAACACCCCCGAGGGTTACAACACCCCGGACGAGGTGGACAAGTGCATCGAGAACTGGATCAAGGACGGCGCCCGCGGTGCCAAGCCCCAGTTCTCCTGGAAGATGACCGACTACACCGACGACCAGAAGGCGAAGGCCCTGGTCTGGTTCCGTAGCCGGTCGAACTGATCCACCCGCAGTGAGCAGGGCCCCGGAAGTTGCCGCTTCCGGGGCCCTTTCGTTTCGTGACATCGAGACCGAGAGGATGTTCGTGATGGGTGCGATGGGTGACATCGGGAACCCCGCCGAGCTGACCAAGCTGCTGAGCATCGGGAGGCTGGTCAACGACCCGGGCACGGTCCGGGCGCAGAACACCGGCGACAAGCAGGCCATGGACGCAGTGATCGACCGAGTCCGTGCGATCCTGTCGGACGGACAACAGGAGGACGGATCATGAGCGGGACACAGAGGTTTCCGGCGCCGCATCGGCGCGCGAGCAGGCTGGGGTCGCGGGCAGCACAGCGCTGGGCGGGAGGGTTCCTCCTGGCCGCGCTGGTGTTCTTCTCCGGCACGCTGGTCTGGGCGGCGACCGTCACCCGCAACCAGCCGAAGCAGGTGCGTGCCGCGGAGGTGCAGCCGTCCACGCTCAGGATGCCGACCACCGCACCCGGCCGGGTCGCGCCGGTGACCACAGCGCGAGCGCAGCGCCCTCCGGCCAGGAAGACCCTCGCCCCAACCCCGAAGCGCATCAAGACCCGCCTGCCGGCGCCGCGCCGGCCGAAGACTCCGGCGCCCACGAGCGCCACGCCGTCGCGTTCTCCGAGTGCCACACCTTCCCAGTCTCCGAGTGTGCAGCCGAGCCCCAGAACTTCGCTGCCGCCGGCACGTTTTGCGAACTGCACCGAGTTGCGCAAGGTCTACCCGAACGGGGTGCCGGCCGATCATCCGGCGTACGAGCGCAAGCACGATCGCGACGGCGACGGCACGGCGTGCGAGACCGATTGACAACCTGTCGAGTATGACTGTAAGGTTCTGCTCATGACGCAACCACTACCTCCGCCCACACCCGCGCCAGTGCAGCAGCAGCTGGTGCCCGGCCCGTACGGGATGAGCTACGGGCCGACGTACTACGGCATCGTGCCGCCGCGCCCGTCCAGTTCGGCCGCGGTCACCTCGCTGGTGCTCGGCGTGATGGGTGTGTTCGCCGGCTGGTGCTTTCTCGGCCTGCCGTGCATCGCCGCCATCCTGCTCGGTCACGTCGGGATGTCGCAGACTCGCGGCGGCCAGGTGGACGGGCGCGGCATGGCCGTGGCCGGCCTGGTGCTCGGCTATGTGATGACCGCTCCCGCCATCGCCATGTTCTTCTGGATCTTCGCCGGATCGCTGGGGACCGCGCCGTGAGCGCCCGCGAGATCGCTGACCGGCGACAGCGGGCGCGTGAGGCGTTCTGGGATGGCACCGCCGACTCGTCCAGTCTCGGTAACGACCATCCGTTTCTGAGGGCGCTCGGTAACTGCGTCGAGGTCGCGACGCAGGTCAAGATCACGGATGAGGCTGTTGCTACGACCGGCCTGCCGGACGTGGCGGCGCGCGCGGTGATCGGGGCGGCACTCGCCGCGCTGGGATTCGAGGTGATCGAGTGACCACCTACCAGGTCGAACTTCGTAAGGCGTCAGCCGGACGCGAATTCTGGGACGGGACCTGCACCCACATCCGCGATTCGGAATGCCGTGTCGGCATCGACGCCGCGCTCAAGATCGCCACGCAAGTGAAGCTGACGCCGGAGATCATCGAGTCTGCAATCAGGGCCGGCCAGGGTGCTCACATGGACATCGAGAAGGCGCTGGTTGCAGCGCTCGCCGCGCTAGGATTCGAGGTGATCGAGTGAGAACTCTGCTGGTGGTCGCGCTGGTGGTGTGCCTGGCCGGCTCGGCGCCGAGCCCGGCCATCGCCCAAACCCGGGTCATCGAGGTGGTGGACGCCATCCCGGACGGGGCATGGAACGTACGCGCCGCGGTTCGCTGGATGGGTAAGCGCACGGCCAGCAGGATGCGGGTCGTGTCGCGCAAGTGCTCGGCGACCGCTTACCGGTGCATCCGGATCCAGGACGGTGAGGTGTCCGGCCCGATCGGGCGCTCGCGCCAGACCACGATCACGATCGACACGCAGCGCGCGGCCAGGGAGTACGGGCGCTGGTACGGCGCCGGCCGCAAGGGCACGGCGAAGAATCGGACGTGGCTGCTCGTGCACGAGCTGGGTCACCAGCTCGGCCTGCGGCACTCGACCGGCGCGAACGTGATGAACGAGGCGGTCAACCGCTACCGCATGACGATGACCGCCGGGCAGCGCGCGCACCTGAGGAGGGTCTGATGGGCAAGCTCGACGACTGGACGAAGTCCAGCTTCAGCAACGGGTCCGGCGGGAACAACTGCGTCGAGGTCAAGGTGACCGACTGGACCAGTGACGTTCTGGTGCGTCACTCGCGCGTTCCGTTCACCTGGCAGGCCTTCAGCCGTGACGAGTGGGTGGCGTTCGTGGCCGGGGTGAAGGCCGGAGAGTTCGACATCGAGTAGCATCGGCCGGTGAGGGTCCGGTTCGCGTCCGATCCTTTCTTCCCCCAGTGGGGCAGCCCCGCGGTCTTCGGGCCGCGGGGCTGCTTCATGTCCGCCCTGCGCTCGTGATGTCCTGGTGTGCTGGGTAGAGTGGACATCATGAAAGAGACGGTCAGGCTTGGCCTGAGCAAGGATTTCAACCCTGGCCGCGCCCGCTGGTGTGAGAAGCACCAGCGGCTGGAATGCACGAGCCAGCGCCGCCAGGGCGGAGACTGCCACAAGAACGCCATCAACGGCACGAGCAAGTGCGAGCTGCATCCCGGCATGAGTACGGAGATGGCGCGGACGATCGGGGAGGCGACCGTGAACGCGTGGAGTGCGATCGCCATGGGGGAGCCGACCATCGATCCCGGCAGGGCGGTGCTCGGCATGCTGCAGATGTCCTGGCTGCGCGCGGCGGCGTACGCCGAACTGCTGCAGCGCCAGGTCGAGCGCGGCGAGCCCCAGCACAACCCCGACCCCTACGCCAACCCCGCCGGCCCGCAGCCGAGCAGCACCTCCGTGGCGCACCTGAACGAGCTGAGCACCGCAGGACTGATCGGCCACCAGTACGCGGCGGCCGGCAAGGACGGCACGATCTACGCGACCGGCGAGGCGATCAGGGCCCTGGTCGTGCTGGAAGGCACCGAGCGCGACCGGGTGGTCAAGTATGCCAAGGTTGCCCACGACATGGGCATCAGCGACCGGATGATCGAGCAGGCCGAGCGCTGGTCGGGCGTGGTCGCCACACGTGTTGCCAACATGATCGACGAACTCGGTCTCACGCCCGAGCAGCAGGCGCTGGTGCCGCAGCTGGTGGAGCGCTACCTGGGTTCGATCGACATGAACACCGTGGACGGCGAAGTCCTGTGATCGGCCAGGGATACCGCCCGTGTGGGGCATGCCGCCTACCGGTCGCCGAGTGGGAGGGCTGCGAGCACTGGATGCCGCGCGCGGCGGTGCTGGCGCGGTCGGCGGCGCGGGCGGTCGATCGCAAGCGCGAGGCGCGCCGGCGGCAGCAGGCCGCGCTGGATCGGATCCGCCTGATGCGGGCGATGGCGCTGGGGCTGCGAGGGTGAAGATAGATCTGGCGTCCAAGATCCTCAGCCGTGGCCGGCTCGATCGCTGGTGGAACTCGCCGGTCGCGTGGGCGGCCGACTGTCTGCCGCAGATCAAGCTGGCCTCGTACCAGCGGGAGGTGCTGGATGCGCTGGCGCGGGAGCGGCGCGTGGCGTTGCGCGGGCCGCACGGGCTCGGCAAGACGATGCAAGGCTCGGTGCTCGTGCTCTGGTTCGCCACCACGCGCGAGCTGGCGGGGGTCGAGTGGAAGGTGATCACCACAGCTTCGGCGTGGCGGCACCTTGAGGTCTACCTCTGGCCGGAGATCAAGAAATGGGCGCGGGCGCTGGACTTCGAGATGCTCGGTCGGCCGGCGTTCAAGCCGAACGTCGAGCTGCTGGACCTGCGCCTGAAGCTGCAGCATGGGGCGGCGACGCCGGTGGCCTCGAACCAGCCGGAGCGCATCGAGGGCGCGCACGCCCGCGAGCTGCTGTACCTGCTGGACGAGGCCAAGATCATCCAGCCGGAGACGTGGGACTCCATCGAGGGTGCGTTCTCCAATGCCGGTCCCGACACCGGCGACAACGCGTACGCGTTCGCCATGAGCACGCCGGGCCCCCCCTCTGGCCGCTTCTACGACATTCACCGGCGGGCACCGGGATACGAGGACTGGTGGGTCAAGCACGTCACGCTGGAAGAGGCGATCAGGGCGGGGCGCATCTCGCGCAAGTGGGCGGAGCAGCGCCGCCTGCAGTGGGGTGCCGACTCGGCGATCTACCACAACCGCGCGCTCGGCGAGTTCCACGCCAGCGATGAGGACTCGGTCATCCCGCTGACCTGGCTGGAGCAGGCGATCGAGCGGTGGTGGGTGTGGGACAAGGCCGGTCGGCCAGGAATGGGCGGGCCCCGCTGGACAGGAGTGGACGTGGGCCGCGGCGGTGACGAGACGATCTTCGCTCACCGGGATGGTCCCGTGGTGCACCTGTCGGGCAACCGCGTGCGCGACACGATGGCCGTTGCCAGCGCCGTGCAGGGCTTCGGGGAGCGCGCGATCGTGGACGCGATGGGTGTCGGGGCGGGCGTGTTCGACCGTCTCAGGGAGGCGCAGGAGCGGCCTCTGGCGTACGTGGGCGCGGAGCGGGCGCACACCCGCGACGAGTCGGGGAAGTTCGGGTTCGTCAACACGCGCAGCGCGGCGTACTGGAACCTGCGCCAGCTGCTCGATCCCGCGAACGGCCCGACCATCGCCCTGCCGCCGGACGACCTGATGATCTCCGACCTCACCACGCCGAAGTGGGAGGTCACCTCGGGCCTGCCGCCGAAGATCAAGATCACGAACAAGGACGACGTGGTGAAGCTGCTCGGCCGGTCTCCCGACCGCGGGGACAGCGTGACCATGGCGTTCTGGGCCGACCGCCATCGCAGCGCCGGCGGCGCGCCGTACGCCGAGCCGGTCGGCCACATGCCGGTGACGGGGCTGGGCGGGTTCTCCGGGCGTTGACAACTTCCCGAGCATGACTGTAAGGTTGCAGGCATGACGCAGATTCTGGAATGGGCCGCCGCGGTGGCCATGGTGCTCAGTGTCGGCCGGTACTTCATCGCCCGCCGATCGGTACTCGCGCAGTCGTGGTTCCTGGGATTCACGGCGGTCGCCGCGGTCGCCAGCACCATCCTGTTCGCGATCGATCCGAGCTGGTTCAGGGGAGGTGTGGCGCTGCTCATCACCACACTGTGGGTGATGGATCTGCTGAGCGTGCTCCGCCTGGCCGAGCAGCGGGACGCGGAACTGGGCGACGCCTGATGCGCTGGTGGTTCCTGTCGGACTCCGAGGACTCGGAGCTTGCGGCCAGGTTGGCAGCAGACCACGCGGGCGCGACACTGCGCAACGACGTGCCGGTGTACGGGTGGGCCCGCCGGTTGAAGCGCGACGGCAAGCTCTACCCCTGCCGCGACGGCGCACGGGGCGCGGTGCGGATGTGGATCTGGTACGGGGACATCTGAGACGGAAGCCCCTCACGATGGGCGTGAGGGGCTTCTCTGCGTCCGGGGTCAGATCAGGGCTGAACGACCGGCCGGGTGCGTGCCCACACCGCATCGAACAAGGGGCGGTCCGCTTCGGTGTAGGCGGCAACATCGCGGGTGGTGCCACTGACGAACCGAGGTGCGGTCCCCGGGTCCCGGCCGTGGCGGGCGCGGTACTCCGCCTTGATGGCCTTGCCGAAGACCGGCGAGGTGGAGCGGAGCGCGGCGCCGGTCACGCCCTTCTCTTCCAGGTACTCACCAGTCGTGAGAGGGCGGTCGGCGGCAGGCACTTCAGGTTCCTCGCCGAGTCCGCGGGCGATCACGTGACGGGTCTTCGTTTCGAGCCACTTCGCATCGACGATGCCAGCGGCTGCGGTCAGCATCTCCACCTGAGCTTTCGATCGGGCGATCAGGCGGTCGAGCTGTTCGGCGGTCGCGTCCGGGCTGATGTACCCGCCGTCCTTGCGGATCGCGGGAAGCACCTCCTCAAAGACCCAGGCTCGGAAGCGTGCGGCCTCCGGCTTATCGCTGCGGAAGATCAGCTCGTACAGGCCGGGCTCGCTGACGACGTTGGTTGCCCGGGTTCGACCCAGGGAATCGGTTACGTCAGCCTGACTGACGTAACCCGGGGTGATGCGCTCCGTTGCCATCCGAGCGTTGCTGATGTCCAGCGCGGAGCAGACATCGTTCACGACGAAGCGGACTCCGTCCTTGGTATTTACGGTCCGGACCTCGTTGCCTTCAAAACTGAAGGGGGTAACATCGGACATGGCACTGCCTTTCGAGGTAGGTGGTGCTCAAGGGCCCCGGCAGCAGCAACTGCGCGGGGCCTTCATCGTACCTGAGTGAGTATCTGTCAACCGGAGGTGACGCGATGGTCAGTGACAGGGGCGGGCGGCACGGGTATGTCCGGAAGTCGAGGCAGAACGTCTATAAGGCGCTGCGGCGGCAGGGCGCGAGCAAGAGCAAGGCGGCGCGGATCGCGAACGCGGGTGTGACGCACGGGCAGCGGTCGCGCATGGCGCGCAAGGCGGCGCGCACGAGGCGGAGCAGGCGGTAGTCTGTCCACCGAGGGGAAGGTGGGGTGACATGACGGATCTGACACAACCGCACGAGGCGGCCCCGGACGAAGACCCCGAGGTGCACATCGGCCAGGAGGTGCCCGACCCGTGGGAAGGGATGGCGTTCGCCGCCGAGGGACCTCTCTCGCCGCAGGCGTTCGGGGTCATTGCCGGCACCACGCTGGAGCAGGCTGCTGCTCGTCAGGCGCAGGGTGATCTGCCCATCGGGTGGGGCGAGCCGAACTCCGATCCCCCCGACTGGCCGCTCTGGTTCGGGGGATCGCAGCCGAGCGAGGATCCGAGGGACTCATGGCCTGGGTACTGACGACGGGGCTGAGCGCGTTCCGCGGGGAACTCAACGAGGTGTTCCCCGGCCGGGACAAGACGACCGACGGGTCGGTCGGTGACCTGAACCACCAGACCGGGTCCAGCGGACACAACCCCGACCGGACCGGCAAGGCGGAGTTCAAGGACGGGGATTCCCTGGACGAGGTCCGCGCCGTGGACATCGACCGGGACCTGGTGCCGGGGAGCAAGACCGACTGGATGCTGGTGCTCATCCGGTGGCTGATCACCGGGATGCGTGCCGGGCGCTGGCCGGTCATGCCGTTCCGCTACATCATCTACCGGCCGGCCGGGTCGAACGTGACCTATATCTGGCACGTGAACACGGGGTGGTCGAGCCGGGTCTACACCGGGTCGAACATCCACGACAAGCACGCGCACTTCTCCGGGGGCTGGAGTCAGGCCGCGGACAACCGCACGGGACGACTCGGCATCGCCGAGATCAGGGAGGACGACATGCCGATCACCGATGCCGAGATCGCGAAGATCGCCGCGGCGACCGCGAAGGCGGTGCTGGACTCCGAGATCGAGGACGGCACCACCAAAGGCCGGTTCCTGAAGCTGCGCACGTGGCTGGGATGGCTGGACGGCCAGCACGTGGAGACGCGCCGGCGCACCGACATCGTGGTGAACGAGGCGGTGAAGCAGCTGGCGGCCGGGCAGAACCTGATCGCGCAGCGCATCGCCGCCCTGCAGGGCCTGGACGCGAAGCAGGTAGCGGCGCTGGTGCTGGCCGGCCTGCCGCGCGAGCAGGCCGCGCTGGTGGCACAGGAGCTGTCGGATCGCCTCGCCCGCGGTGGCGCGGCGCAGAACGGAGAATGATCATGACGATCTTCGGGCGCGAGCCCTCACTCTGGATCGGCCTGGCGGGTTCGGTGCTGACCACCCTGGCCGCGATGAACGTGGACTTCTTGAACGCCGGCCAGGCTGCGGCGCTGACCGCCGCGATTGCGGGCGTGCTCATCGCGGTGACGACCCGGCCGGTGGCGCCGGCACTGTTCACGGCGGCGTTCGTGGCGGTGGCCGCCCTGTTCGCGGAGTACGGCCTGCACCTGTCGGACGCGGTGATCGGCGGCGTGACCGCGGTGATCCTGGCGGCGTTTGCCCTGGCCGGTGTGCGTCCGCAGGTGAGCCCGGTCACCAAGGCGTAGGCGCCGTAGGTACCAGGAGAGGGCTCGCACCGGTTCGGTGCGAGCCCTCTAGCGTCGGATCAACCGGGCATCGCTACCCGGCGCCTCACCGACGTACCAACCTCGTGTCACGACACCCACCCGTGCCGGTACTTTGCAGCCTAGTGCAACAAGTACGCCGCGAGCAAGGCCGGCGGTCCGCTGAAGGCGGCGGCCAGGAAGAACACCGCCACCGCAGCACAGCCGCTCGGGTCGTGCGATCCGCCGGGCTTGTGCCCACGGGCAGGGCCGCCGACAGGCCAGGGGCGCGGACCGGGGTTGGGGCCCATGTAACGCTTCCTGCCGCGGGGCCCGTACTTCCTCTTGGACATCTACTTGCGCGCGTCTCGGGCGCCGCGGAAGAACCACGGAGCCAGGCGCTTCGCCTCGCCGGACTTCGGCGCGCGACGCGGCGGCTCGGTCTTGACGGGCTTGGACTGCTGGTTGCTCTTGGTGAAGCCGAACATCACTGCTGCTTCTTACCGCTCGGGCTGCGGAAGACGACCTTGATCGCCTTGAGCAGCGGGCTGCCGGTCTCGCCGTTGCCGGCATGGGGCTGGGGCTTCGGGGTGAACCACTTGCTCGAGGACTTGCCGGACTCGAGCCCGAGGTACTTCGTCTTTTTCGGCATCTTGGCGGCGCTCCGTTTCGTCGAGGTACTGAATGCACGTGTGAGGTGCGGATGTGGGTGAATGGCGACGCCCCGCCGGCTGTGACCGAGCGGGGCGTCGTGGATCAGAACTGACCGGTGTAGTCGTCCAGGGCGTTGCGAGCTTCGTACGTTACCGCCAGGCCCTGCTGCAGGCAGGTGCCGATGCTGGCCGTGGAGTTGAAGGCGGTCTGGCCGCGCTCGGTGCCGGGCGGGCTGCCGACCGCATCGGCGACCAGACGAAGCGCCTCGTCCTGCTCGGTCAGCGCGAGCTGGATCTTGTCCAGCACGTCTGCCAGCGCCGCTTTGGCGACCTGGACGGACTCCCTGTGCGCCTGCCAGGTCATCAGAACCCGCTCACGTAGTTGTCGAGCAGGGTCATCGCGTTGTCGCAGATGCGCACCAGCTCATCGATGCGGTCGGCCAGAGAGGCCACGTACTCGAACGCCGCCCTGCCTGAGTCGGTGGACGGGTCGTCCCCGACCGCCATCGCGACGGCGCCCATGGCTTCGGTCTGCTTCTCGGACGCCGCCTGCAGGCGGTGCATGAGCGCTTCCACCTCAGCGCGGGCGACCGCCACGGACTCGCCGTGAGCTTCGCGGCTCACGCGATCAGCGCCAGGGCTGAGGTGAACTCGGGCTGCTCGGTGCCGGCCGGGACGCCGGGGCGCGCCGGCGGGGGCACGTCCTGCGGCGCCCGGTGGCGACCGATGTAGTCGGCGGGGCGGGCGGGCTGCTCGTGGGCGGCGATGCGGGAGCGGCCCGTCAGCATGCTGCGGTAGGTCGGACGCATGTCCTGTCTTCCCCTCGGGTGGTTCGTGTCGGTCGGTGTTGCTGGGATGAACATTACAGCCATGCTCGGGAAGTGTGCAAGTCGACCGAACGGGTGAGGTCGGCGGCGATGATCGGCCAGGGAGAGGCCTGCCTGTTGAACTTTGCATCCATGAGTGATAGGTTAGGAGCATGAACAACACGTTGAGCGCCCCGGCCGTGACCGCCCTGATCGACGCCTCCGCCAACCGCGAGGGTGGGATCGTCAGCGGCACGCCCGAGGTGCTGACCGAGCTGACGGCGGCCGGGCTGATCGGGCCGGCGCGGGGGCTGACCCGGCGGGGCTGGATCCGCCGCAACCGGGAGGTCGAGGCCCTGCTGGATCTGGCGTTCTGACGGCCCCGGAAGTGGCTCCGGGAAGTGGGGGAAGTGCAGGTCAGAGGCCCGGAATGTCAAAATCCGTGACTATATACATGCGACTAGGTTTGGGGGTGGCGGGATGAAGTGGCTGCGGCGGTGGTTCCCGGCCAGGGAGAGGAGCCCGCAAGGGAGCACCGGGATCGGCTCGGTGTCGGGTGAGGTGGGGCGTTTCCGGGACGCGGAGGATCAGTTCACGGGGTGGTGGGAGACGCCTGCGGGGGATGTCGCGCTGGTGCGCTACGACCCCGTCATCCAGCGGTTTCTTCTGGATGGGAGGGTCTGGCCGGAGGCCGGCGCCCTAGCGGCGTACCTGAGGTTCTGCGAGCGTCACGAGGGCTGGACACCGTTGCCCGATGCGCCTACGCAGAGTATTCGGATGGCCCTCAATCTGTAACGAACGTAAACGGAGCACGTGCTCCGGTTAGCCCCCCGCATTTCCTACCGGAGCGGGGGGCTTTCTCGCGATCAGGGTGGGGCCCATGGATGATCACCGCAGGTGAGGGGCGGTGTGGCCCTCCTGGAGGGTGACCGCCGCCACTTTCCCTTCACATTCCGGTTTGGGGCCCCTGCGGCACCGGAAGTGGATTTGTAGGAATTGAAGATGCCCTGGTCAGAGGCACAATGACTTTCCGGGCCCAAGATCACGTTTCCCAGCGGAAAGTGAAGAACGTCGATGTCTACTTCCCGAGCTGATCGGTCGACAGTCCGGGCGCTGACCTGCACAAACGCGACGTTCCTTTCACATCCGAATTCACTTTCGGTTGTCGCAGGGCAACCAGCGAATCGACATCCCGACTTTCGGCCCGCATATGACGTAGTCATGCGGGCCGAAAGGAAGGGATGTCGATGAGCCCTCGGGGTCGGGAGGTCGGATCCAGGGGGAGGGGGGAAGGTCTACTGAACTGTCCGCTACAGTCAGATCCATGAATGAAGATCTGCCTGAAGTAAACCCTCGGCGAGAGAATGGCGAGTGGGAGCTGTCTCTCTCCCTGGCCGATCTCCGGTCCATGCTGACCGGGCTCCGGCCCGGCTGGTACGTGGTGGCCGACCTGTACCCGCGGTACCTGGCATGGGCCGAGCGGGAAAAGAAACCCGCCGTGCACCCGATCAGCGTGGGGATCTCCATGCGGCAGCTGGTCGGCGCCGGCAACGTCCGGGTGCCCTCGAAGGGCAACACGGGGCGCATGTTCCTGCTGACCGACAAGCATGTCTCGGACTCAACGCTGTCCACCGATCCCGTAGGATGACCGCGTGACTGACTTCCTGGCCGAGCTGCCCGCGTGGGTGCTGCTGGTGATCTACCCCCTGGCCGTGGCCCGGCTGACGGGCCTGGTCGTGCAGGACACGATCACCGAGCCGGTGCGTGATGGGCTGATCGGATGGCTGGATGACCGGCCGAAAACGGTCGGATCTTTCATTGCTGCCCTGGTCAGCTGCGTTTGGTGCTCAAGCATTTGGTTAAGCGGAGGCATGGCTCCGCTTATCTTCCTGTGGGGCGATGAGCCTGTCATGATTGGATTGGCGCTGGTCGCAGCGTTCAGTCAGATCGCCGGCATGATCCACAACCTCGGGAGGTAGTACGTGGCGCTTCGCCGGCCGAAGGCCGAGACCGGGGACCTCAGCCGTCGGGCGCTGACGGCGGCGACCGCGATGGTCGACCTGTCGGTGGGTTCCAGCTGGAAGACGTACAAGTTCGGCAACCGGGACTGGCAGGTCGAGGCCTGGCGCCTCTACGACATCGTGCCGGAGCTGCACTTCCTGGCCGGGCGCATCGGTGACTCGGTGGCTAAGGCGCGCCTGTACGTGACCGAGGTGGACGAGACCGGCGAAGAGACGGGCGAGACCCAGGACGAGGTGATCCGTCAGCTCGCCGCCGTTCCACTCGGAAAAGGCGCTCAGAGGGACGACAACCTCCGTTTGGCGGGTCTGGACCTAGCGGTACCCGGTGAGTGCTGGATCATCGGCGAGGGGGCCGCTCAGCGGGCGCACGAGGCATCTGGTGCGTGGTTCGTGGTCACCGGTGCGGCGGTCAAGAGCGAGGGCGGCAAGGTCAAGGTGCGCCGCCCGAAGCACCGCGGGGACGGGTGGCTGGAGCTGACCGACGGCGTGGACGTGATGATCCGCTGCCATCGGCCGCACCCCAACGACACCGACCAGGCCGACTCGTTCACCCGCTCCGCCATCCCGGTGCTGCGGGAGATCGAGCTGCTGACCAAGCGCGAGTTCGCCGAGCTGGACTCGCGGCTGACCGGCGCTGGCATCATGCCCGTTCCCGAGTCGATGGACTTCCCGCGCAAGCCCGAGGATGCCGCCGGCCTGGACGGCTTCATGGCCTACATGCAACGGGCCATGTCCGCCTCGATGATCGATCAGTCCAGCGCATCGGCCATGGTCCCGATCGTGTTCTCGGTCCCGGACCAGCTGATGGCGGACGTGGACAAGATCCGCCCGATCACGTTCTGGTCCGAGCTGAGCGACCAGATCGGCGACATGAAGGACAAGGCCATCGGCCGGCTCGGCACCACCGCCGAGATCCCGAAAGAGGTCTTGGAAGGCATCGGCAGCTCGAACCACTGGACGGCGTGGCTGATCTCCGAGGAGGGCACCCGCTGGATCGGTGGGTACCTGATGCTGGTCGCCGATGCGCTGACCCGTGGCTTCCTGGCGCTGGCGCTCAAGGCGATGGGCCGAGAGGCGGACATCGGCCGGTACGCGTTCGCGTTCGACACGTCCACCCTGGCCGCACGCCCCAACCGCATCGAGGAGGCGGCGCAGCTGCACGATCGCTTCCTGATCTCGGATAAGGAGATGGTCAAGGCGGCGGCGTTCCCCATCGAGGTCATGCCGACCGTGCAGGAGCGGGCACAACAGATCCTGCTGAAGCTGATCCAGGCTCAGCCCGACCTGATCCTGGATCCTGCCGTGCAGGTGGCGCTGGGGCTGCCTCAGGTCGAGAGCGCCGGCCTGCCGCCGACCGCCGATCAGAACACCGACGGCGACCCGCAGGACGACCCCGGCGAACGGGGGCTCGACTCCCCGCCCAACGGCGGCACCGTACCGGCGCTGACCGCCTCGATACTCGATCGGCGCATCGCCGAGCTGCAGGTGGTGTTCAACACCTCGTGCCGTCTGCACGTGCTGCGCGCGCTGGAGCTGGCGGGCGGTCGCCTCGCCACCCCCGCCGAACGCGCCGGGAAGTGGCGCGACATCCCGCGCCACGAACTGCACGCGCAGATCGGGCCGATCAGCCCGAGCCGGGCGGAGACGGTGACCCGTGGGTCGTGGGCGCACATCGAGGCGACCGCCGCGGACTTCGGGGTTCCGGCCGATCGGCTGGAGCAGTTGCTCTCGGGGTACGTCACCGAGCTGCTGACCCGCGGCATGCGCCACCACGATGACCTGCTGTTCGCCGCTTTGGAAATTGCCAATCGAGGCCGGGGACTGGTGAGCGCATGATCGACCACTGGGTGGGCCCCTACCTGGCCGGTGCGGCGTGGCTGATCATGTGCGTCCTGTACGTGGTGATCTCATGACCTGGAAGGTGGCGGCATGGGTCGGCACGTACGCCGCGCTCTGGGCCGGCTGGAGCGTCGTCCTGACGATGGCGGTCGTGTCGTGAACGAGGGCGTGGAGCTGCTGGTTCTGCTGCTCGGTCTCGTGGTGCTCGGCGTGGCGGCCGGGCTCTACCTCGCCACCGGGCAGATGCCATGACCGAGCCGGTGTGGAGCGGGCAGGGGCGCGACCCGTGGCTGCCGCAGCGTCTCGATCGGCGCTTGGACGTGCTCGCCACTGAGCAGGACATCAGGCAGACGTTCTGGGCCGCGCTGTCGGATTGGCTGGTTCGGCTGTCCCGGCGCGTGCTGCGCGGCGAGGGGCGCCCGCCGGACATGGATGCGATCTGGGCGTTGCAGCCCTCCTGGCGTGAGGCCGTGGATCTGGTCATCGCGCGCTCGATCGAGCCGGCCATGCGCCGCGGGTACGCCGCGATCTTCGGAGACGACTACCCGTGGGACCAGCGGATCTTCGTGACGCGCTACCTCGCCGAGGTCCGCAACCGCCTGGTCCGCACTCCGGACGAGGTGTACGACCTGATCGCCGGCCAGATCGCGCAGGGCGTGAACCTCGGGGAGTCCATCCCGAAGCTGGCGGCCAGGGTGGACGAGCAGCTGTCGGCGACCGCCACGCCGCGCTGGCAGAATCGGGCGGTCGTGGTGGCGCGCACCGAAGCGATCGGGGCCCTGAACGCCGGTCGTCACGATGCGTTCACTGCGGTGGCGGAGGAGACCGGCGAGCAGCTGGAGCGGATCTGGCTGAGCACGGACGACACCCGCACGAGGCCGAGTCACCAGCTGGCCGATCAGCAACGGGTGCCGATGGGTGAGCCGTTCATCGTGGGCGGGTTCGCGCTGATGTTCCCCGGTGACCCGGCCGGACCGCCGCAGGAATGCATTCAGTGTCGGTGCACCGCGCTGCTGGTCGAGGTTGGCGAGAGTGTGGATCTCAGCAACCGTCAGTTCCGGCGCTAAGATGTCCGCAAGCTTCGGAGAGGTGTGACGCATGGGAACCAGGTTCCGCACGATGCTGGCCCCTATCGGTCTGCCGACCGGGGATGGCCGGCGCTTCGCCGAGGGGGGTATCTCTCTGGCCGACCTGCCATTCAGCATGGAGTGGGTCCGGCAGCGCGAGGGCGGCCACGATGGTGCGGTCGCGGTCGGCGCCGTCCAGCAGGCGCACATCGGCACGGTGGCCGAAGCCATCGCGAACGACTGGATCAGCGCGGAGGCCGCGGGCAACATGCGCGCCGACATGACCGCGGTCTGGGGCCAGGGTGAGCTGTACGACGATATCGACCGCGACGCCATGCCGCGCCTGGCGGAGGATGTCGCCGAGGTCATGCATCTGATGAGCAAGGGCACGCTCGGCCCGTCGGTAGACCTCGACACGTTCGAGGGCGTGCCGGTGATGGCCGGCTCCAGCGAGCCGATGACCGAACAGATGTTCGAGTCGCACTACGCGCAGTTCGGCGAGGAGCCGAAGCTGGAGCTGTTGATCACCTCCGGCCGGGTCCGCGCTGCCACGCTCGTGTCGATCCCGGCGTTCGCCGAGACGACTCGCCCCCTGGAGCTGATCCCGAACGAGGCCGGCGCGCCGGCGCTCGCGCTGATCGCTTCGGTCGGTGTGCAGGCGCGCCCAGCGGCCAGTGTGTTCGATGGCCCCGCGCTCACCGGCCCGACCCCGATCACCTACGACACCGAGAACGGTCGGATCTTCGGCCACATCGCCACCTGGCGCACCTGCCATGTCGGCTACTCGGACGTGTGCGTGACCGCGCCGAAGGATCCGACCGGCGGCGACTACGCCTCGTTCAACCGTTTCCCGATCGAGACGCAGGACGGCGTGGTCTGGGCGGGCCGGATTACGGTCGGCGGCCGCCACGCCGCGCTCTCGGCGACCGCGGCCGGCGCCATCGCTGAGCACGACGGTAAGCGGGTCGCCGGCTACGTGCGCGCCTACCAGGACGAGTTCGGCATCGCGGTCGCCGGCGCGCTGGAGCCCGACCTGGAAGAGGGGGATCTCGCGATCCTCTCGCGCCGGAAGGTGTCCGGGGACTGGCGGGAGACGGCGGCCGGCCTGGCGCTGGTCGAGGTGCTGGCGCTCGCGCCGGGCCCCCGGCAGCATTCCGAGCCGGGCTTCCCGATCGAGACGTTCTCCCGTGGCGGCCGACAGGTCGCGCTGACAGCGGCGCTCGGGCCGGAGGCGGAGCAGGAGATCGACTTGATGCGCGTGGGTGAGCCGCTGGACGTTGAGGCGCTCGCCGCTCAGGTGATCGAGCAGATGGAGCAGCGCGAGGCGCGCAAGGCTGCCGCTGCCGAGCTGACCACCACGATCCGGGAGGCGGCCCGCCCCGTACGGGAAGCCCTCCTGGCCGAGCTGAACGGGGGGAACTGACGTGGCGTGCGCCTGCTCGAAAGGGAACAAAAACCGTCAGCGGTTCCAGGTGGTGCTCAAGAACGGCCTGAAGATCACCAAGGACTCTGAGGCCGCGGCGCTGGCGTACTCCGCCAAGCACCCCGGCTCACGCGTCGTCAAGCCCTGAGGCGCTTGACGACAGCAGCCCGCGGGCAACGTTGCCCGCGGGCTGCTTCGTGTCACAAGGCTTGGATCAGCTGCTTTCCGACGCACTCCGCGTACACCGGGGGGATGCACTCCCGGATACCCTCTCGGGTCATCCACGGCACGCCCATGTCGGCCCGGACGTAAGGGACGTTGCTGAAGTTGCCGACCGCCTGATACCAGTCCCCTTCGGCCAGAGGGCGCCCCATCTTGACCAGCGGCATCCGGTGCTCCGGATGGACGGGGGCGGAGATCGGGATGTTGCTCTCGAACAGGCGATGCCGGTAGGTACGGAGCCCGAACGCCGCGCCGCACAATTCCACCGGATCCTTGAGCGGCGCACCCGGCACGTTCTCGATCACGTACGGCAGGCCGGACGCAATGCACAGCTCACGGAACGGCGCGATCAGGTCCGGGTGCTCGCGCTTCTGGATGCGCTGAGCGAGCGTGAAGCGCTGGCACGGCGGGGAACCGGCAATCGCCGCGTACTTCCTGATCTCCCCGGTCCGGATCAGCCCGGCCAGGTGCGCGATGGCGTCCGCCACGATGACCTTCCCTGGCGCGTAGTGCTTCGGCTGCGGCACCACGTCCACCGGAATCACATCGAACCCGGCATCCTCGTACCCCCTGCAGGCGCCACCCTGGCAGCAGAAATACACCAGCATCTTCGGTTTTCCCATGGCTCAAACTTTACAGCCATGGCGAATAAGTACGCAAGAGGACATGCGGATCAAGATGGCCCCTGTACGGTGTACGATGGCCAGCGTACGCACCTGGTGCAGCGTTTCGGACCGGCCGGGAGCACGACACGCCGACCCCACGAGGGAGTTGACCCATGTTCCCGGAAGATCTTCAGATCCCGGCTGACCTCGGTGCGCTCAGCGCCGAAGAGTTCGCCGCTTTCTTCGCCCGGTTCGAGGCCTATGCACGCACCGCTGCCGCAGACGAGAACACGACCGCCGGTCACCTCATCGAGGTCGCCAACGTCTTCAGCACCATCCGGCAGGAAGGCACTCGCCGCACCGAAGAGGCCGCTGCCGCGCAGGCCGCGCGCGCTGAGCTGACCGCCGCGTTCGCGGTGCAGCCCGACCCGGCCCCGCAGCCCGAGCCCCAGCCCGAGCCGGCCCCCGAGCCCGTTCCGGCGCCGCAGGCCGTGACCGCCGCGCGCAGCACCCTGGAACTCCCGCCCGAGGTCGAGACCCCACGGCGCGCCGTCCTCACCGCCTCCTCCGATGTGCCGAACGCCGGCCAGGAGATCGCCTCGTTCGCGGACGCCGCGCAGATCATCGAGCGGCGCCTGGCGTCGTATGGTGGCGGCACCGGCAAGGCCGGGAACAAGGCGCCGATCGGCGGCAAGGGCACCCGGTTCAAGATGGGCGGCCGGTCGCTGACCCGCCACGGCGCGGTCAACGTGCGCCGGGAGTACGACTCCCAGCTGCGCATCACCGACGCCAACAAGGCCATGGAGGTGCTGGAGTACGCACGCCAGCAGTCCCGCCTGCCCGGTGGCTCCCTGTTCAACGCCATGGAGAACCAGGTCAACAAGGGCGTGGCGCTGACCGCCGCGGCCGGCTGGTGCGCCCCGAGCGAGACCATCTACGACCTGTGCACCCTGGCCACCCGTGAGGGCATCCTGGACGTGCCCGAGGTCCAGGCCTCCCGCGGTGGTTTCTTCATCCCGGAGAACGGCGGCATCTCGTTCGCCGAGGTGTACGACGAGATCGGTGACAACGGGGACGTGATCCTCACCGAGTACGACGTGATCAACGGCGTGGACAAGGTCTGCGTCGAGATCCCGTGCCCGGACTTCGTCGAGGTCCGCATGGACGTGGCCTACCTCTGCCTCACCGGTGCCCTGCTGCAGCGGCGTGGCTACCCGGAGGCGATCGACCAGTTCACCCAGAACGCGCTCATCGGCCTCGACCACAAGGTCAACGCCTCCGTGATCCAGCGTATCCGCGCGCAGTCCACCAACGGCGGCACCATCGCCATCCCGGCGAACAACTCCGACGGCGCCTCGCAGGTGCTCTCGGCCGTCGAGCTGGCCGCGGTCGACCTGCGCTACCGGCACCGGATGTCCCCCACTCAGACACTGGAGATCGTCCTGCCGATCTGGGCCATGGCTCCGATCCGTGCCGCGATCGCCCGGCGCGCCGGTGTCGCCGAGCTGGCCGTCACGGACGCGGAGATCCTGTCCTGGTTCCGGGTCCGCAACGTCGTGCCGCACTTCGTCTACGACTACCAGGACGCGTTCTCCTCGGTCGGCCTTACCGGCGCGCCCGGTGCAGCCACCCCGATCACCGCTTTCCCGGCCAACGTGGAGTTCATCATCTACCCGGCCGGGACCTGGCTGAAGCCCGTGCGTGACGTGGTCCAGCTGGACACCGTCTACGACAACGCGATGCTCACCCAGAACCAGTACACCGCCCTCTTCGCCGAGGACGGCTTCAACATCATGAAGATGTGCGCCGAGTCGCGGTACTACACCACCCCGATCCCGGTCGCCGGCGTCACCGGTCAGCCGGCCTGACGTTCGTGATCATCCGCTCGGTGCTGGGGTTGGGGAAGTTCGCCGCCTCGCTTGCGGACCAACCGAGCACCGAGCGGATCACGTACCAAGATCACGAACGGAGGTGAACTGACATGGCGATCATTCCCGGAATGACCGTCCCGGCACCGGAACCACTCCGGCGGCGGTACGGCCTGTTCGACGCGGCGATCGGCCCGCTCGACCTGCCGACCCACGGCCAGGGTGGCGGCGTCCGCTACGTGCCCAACGGGTGCGGCAGCGTGCGTGCGCTCGGCATCGACTGCTACGCCCCTGGCGCGGCACCGTCCAAGCCGATCGATGGCGATGACGAAGAGATCGAGTCGGGCGTCTTCGCGGTGCTCGGCACGATGGAGTGCACGCTGGTCGGCTACAGCCAAACCGAGCTGGAGAACAAGGCGCTGCGGCGTCTGGAGTCCGGCGAGATGGCCGCGGTCGAGACGGCGCTCTGGTCGGGGCTGGACTTCGAGGGCAACGACCTTGGGATCCGCAACCTGGACGAGACGGCGGTTCCGATCCCCTCGGGGTACGAGGACGGCCTGATCACCGAGGTCGTGGGCGCGCTGGAGCGCTACGCCTACACCGAGCAGCAGTACGGCGGGGTGGCCTACATCCACGCCCCGATCGAGGTGGCGGCGTTCGCTGCGGAGGCGGGGCTCGTCCTGGCCGAGCAGGGCAGCACGCGCAAGATCACCCCGCTCGGTTCGGTCTGGGCGTTCGGCGCCTACCCGGCCGGCGAGATCATCGTCACCGGACAGACCACGGTCTGGCGTGGCGTCGGTGTCGACATGGCCACCGCGTTCGACCGCATCACCAACCTGGAACTCATCGTGGCCGAGCGGCCCTACGCCGTGTCGTTCGACTGCTTCGCCGGCCGCGCTACCTACGATCCCCTGGAAGTGGTGAGTCCCTAATGGCAAATCTGGTGTGCGCCAAGCCGCTTCAGGGCGAGACGATGCGCGTCACGCGGCTGGACGAGTGTGGCAACCCGGAGTACGGCGATGACGCGTACGGCGTCTCGGATGGCTTCATCTCGATCACCATGACCCCGGAGGTCGAGGAGGGCGAGTCGTTCTTCGTCCGCAACGCCGCCGGTCGCGCGATGATCGATGAGCGGGGCTTGCCGGACCTGCGCTGGTACACCGTGACCATGGTGTTCCAGGAGGTGGACCCGGAGCTGTTCACGATCATCACGGGCCTGGCGCCGTATCTGGACGACCAGGGTCGCACGATCGGGTTCCCGGTCACCAAGAGCCGGTTCGCTACCGCGAACTTCGCCCTGGAAGCCTGGATGGGCAACGCCGAGGAGGCCTGCCTCCCCGGCGACCCCTACCCGTTCTTCGGCTACAACCTCCTGCCGTGGCTGGTGGAGGGTGCCCTCATGGAGGACATCGCCATCACCAACGCTGCGATCACCTTCACGGTGGTCGCGCGGACCCGGACCGGCACGCCGTGGGGGATCGGCCCGTACGACGTGGTGCGGGACGTGAACGACCTGCCGGCGCCGCTGTTCACGCCGATCGACACCGACACCCACCACCTGCCGATCTGGACGCAGCTGGCTCCGCCGGAGGCGGTCTGCGGGACGCAGGGTCTTTCGAGCTGACGGCCCGGTCAGCACGAGCAACAGCCCCGACCGAATCGGCCGGGGCTGTTGTGCGTCTCAGTGATTCAGAGTCGAGTCCTGCCGTCACGGGCAGCCAGTAGCGCGTCTCGCGCCAGGTCACGAGCGGTACTGTTGGTGACGAATCCCCGGCAGTGCACTCGGCCACTGGAATCGAAATGCATTTCAAAGGTCTCACCCTCGTGGCGAGCGTAGACGTAATCGACACCGTTGATACGACGGGCGCTGATCCGGCCCTCTTCGAGAGCATCGATCAAGCCGCCGTGTGCGTTGCTCTTGGCGGCAGCGATGGCGAGAAGCTCGGCGTTGGTCATGGCCCAACCTTACATCCATGCATGGGAGGTTGCAAGGGGTGTGGTGGGAGTAATCGTGTCCGCCTACACTGAGCAGGACTGACAAGGGGGCACCCACCGTGGGACTCAACACCGCAGGGATCGATGCGCTGCTGGCGAACGGCAGCGGTGCGGCGCTGTACGTCGGCATCGGAGATGGGCCGGCCGCCGCTGACCAGGTCAGCTCGGCCAGGGTGCAGGTCACCCGCGGCGTGTCCGGCGGGGTGATCACCGCGACCGGCGTCCCGTACGAGTTCACCGGCACCGCGAACGCGCCCGCCACGCACGCGCTGCTGTTCTCCGCGGCCGCGGGTGGGACGTTCTACGGCTACGACGAACTGACCGGGGACGAGACGTTCTCGGCCTCCGGCGGGTACGCGCTGACCAGCCTCACCATCACCGGTTCGAGCCCCGCCTGACATGGGCCTCAACACCGCAGGTCTGACCGCCGTCCTCACCTCCGGGCGCGCCGCGCTGGCGTACGCCGCGATCGGGGACGGGCCGGTCGCAGCCGACCAGATCAGCACCGGCCGGGTCGCGGTCGCCGAGAACATGACCTTCGCCGGCCCGAGTGCGGCGCAGGGCGGATACCTGCTGCTGTTCTCGGCCGCGTCGGGCGGGACGTTCTACGGGTTCGTGGCGCTCGGCGGCGACACGCAGTTCAGCAACTCGGGCGCGTTCAACGTGACGGGATTCGAGGTCAGCGGCAACGACGGTACGGTCACCGCGCCGGTCCAGCCGTTCACCGCAGGCGTGCAGGCCGGTGTGCCCGTGGGGGTGTCCCTGGCCGACCGGAGCACACTCGGCGCGGCCACCGGCACGGAGACCTACCGCATCACGCACCCGGTCACGGGCGAGATCGCCGACCTGGATGTCGAGGTCTGGGAGGGCATCCGCTTCACCAGCACGTTCACCGTGACCACCACGCCGGACGCGCCGCGCCTGTTCCGCAACTGCCGGTGGGAGGTCCCGGAGACCGCGTGGACCGTCGAGGTGGATCAGGCGAACGGGGCCCTGGACCAGATGACTCCGCTCGTGGTGTTCGACCACTGCTCGTTCCAGGGCGAGGGGAACTCGAACATCGGCCTGGCAGCCAACTTCAGCTGGGTGATCGCCTGCGACATCGAGGGCATGGTGACGCCGTCCCCGGCGTCCGGCGCGTCCGATGGCCTGCAGGGCGCGGCGTACAGCGTGCTCATCGACTCCAACCTGATCGCCGGCACGAACGAGGATCTACTGGATCCGCACTCCGACGGCGTGCAGAACACCGGCACCGGCCACCTCACGATCTGGCACTGCTGGCTTTCGGCCGGGGCCAGTGCCGGGGCGAACGCCGCGCTGCGAGTCGGTACCGAGGACGGCGCGGTCACGGCGATCGATGTGCGGCACAGCACGTTCGATGACGGCGGGTACGCGGTGCAAGTCCGCGGCGATGCCGGGGGCGGCGCCGGAGTCACGGACGTGACGTTCATCGGCAATCGGTGGACCAGGACCGCGATCTACGGGCCGGTGGACTTCGTACAGGCGACCGTCACCGAGTGGACCGACAATTCCTACCTGGACGGGGAACTCATCCCCGAGCCGGCCTGACTCGGGAGCGCCATGACCGCCTACACGATCTTCGGCAACACCGCGCCGACCTCCCCTGACGTGACCGATGCCGACGGCTCGTACGGCACGGTGATCGACATCGAGGCCGGTGTCACTGGCATGGTCACACACGCGCGCTGGCGGTTCCCCGCCACGCTGCCTTCCGGCCAGGTGACCTGGCACCTGTACGACCTGACGAACTCCGAAGCCCTGGCCGAGCACACGTTCGCCGCGCCCGTGGCCGGAGCGTGGTTGCAGGAGCCGCTGGACGGCGCGGGCATCGAGGGCCCCGTGATCATCACCGGCCCGCGGCGCGTCATCGCATGGGTCGGCACGCCCGACCGCTATGTGGCCACCGCCGGGCTGTTCACCGGCAACGCCATCACGAGCGGGCCGATCACGGCGCCGGCCACCGAGACGACCCCCAACGGCCGGTTCGGTGGCGACCCGCTCAGCGTGCCCAACGGCACCTTTCAGGGCGGCGCCTACTTCGCTGACATGGTGTTCGAGGTGCCCGTCCCGAACGCGGAGGGTGCCGCTGACTTCCCGCTGCAGATCGTGCTCTCGGCCACGGGTGAGACGCCGGGCGGCCAGGGCAGTGCCGCCTTCACGCTGGACCTGGCGCTGGCCAGCACGGGCGCTTCAGAGACCCCGATCGACTCGGGTGTCTGCGGCTGGAACGTGGACTCGGCCGAGCTGGACGTCTGTGACGATTGGGCGGCGCGCCCGTACGGCACCCGCGCTGCCGCACTGCAGCTCGCGAGCCAGTTTCTTTGGGCGGCGACCGGCCGGCGCTTCGGCATCTGCGAGGTGACCATCCAGCCCCGGCAGAACATGCTCTCGCCGGAGATCTACCGGGACTACCCCGTCTGGCCGGGCCAAGACCCGGCCGTCAGCGGCCCGTACCTGTTCGGTGGCCGCTGGTTCAACCGCGGGTGCGGGTCGTGCTGCAACTCCGGCGGCTGCGCGATCGTGCTGCGCGGGCCGGTCGCTTCGGTGACCTCGGTCGTGGTCGCGGGCGAGACGGTGGAGGAAAGCGCTTACCGGGTCGATCTGACCAAGGGCGCGTACCTGCTGGTCCGCACGGATGGTCTGTGCTGGCCGAGTTGCGGCGCCGAGCCGGACGACTTCCAGGTCACCTACGGTGTGGGCGTGGCGTTGCCGGTCGCGCTGCAGGTGGCGGTCGCCCTGCTGGCCTGTGAGTACGCGAAGCACCTGGACGGCGGGGCATGTGCGCTCCCGGCCAGGATGACCCGTCTGTCACGCCAGGGGGTGGAGATCGAGGTCGACGCCGGGGACGGTGCGACCGGCAGCACAGGCGTGCGCCAGGTGGACGACGTGATCGCGATGCTCAACCCCGGCCGGCGCCAATCCCCGCCCGTGATCCTCTCGCCGGACCTGCCGGAGTCCTGTGACCGCCAGACTGTCTGGGGTGCGTGATGGCAACTGACCCCCTGGTGATGCCCCTGGCGCGTGAGCTACTGGCCTGCCTTGAGCAGGAGGTGGCGAAGCTGGACTCGCCGCCGAAGTACGTGCAGCTGCGCACGGGCGCGATCGTGGATCACCTGATCAGCGAGACCGAGGACGAGTGCTGCTCCGGCCTGGCGTGGGTCCGGCCGGTCACGTTCTTCCCCAGCTCAAGTGCGTTCCCGGCGCAGGATGACGTGCCCACGCCGAAAGGCGTGCTGGCGTGGGCGGTGACGTTGGAGATCGGTGCGATCCGGTGCGCGCCCACGCCGCCAGCGCAGAAGATTCCGACCGCCGATCAATGGGACGCCGTCACGCAGGCCGTGATGGACGACGCTGCTGCGATGCGCCGGGCGCTCTGTTGCTTCGGTGAGCTGCCCGAGGGGCGCGGGCGTATCAAGTCCATGCTGCCGGGGCCCTGGCTGCCGCTGGACCTGTCCGGCGGCTGCGCCGGGGGTGTGATGACCGTGACCGTTCGCGGACCCGCCTGTGACTGCGCTGAGGCCGGCCCGGCATCATGACAGCAGCAGCGCCCCCGGGGATCGAACCAGCGGGGGCGCTGCGCGAACTATTCGGCCGACGCTAATAGGCCATCGACCAAGATCACAAGGGTCAGAGTCCGAGCCGGCGGAGCTTTTCCTCGGACTCCGTTTCCTGCGTGACGATGTACCGGGACTGGGGCTCCGGTGCGTTCATGCTCAGCACCCTGAGCGCCCGCTCATACGCGGCCGACTCCGTGTCCGCGGTGACCTTGAGTTCGAGGATCGAGGTCACCTTGCGCTCGGTGTGGCTCGGGCTCCGGCCGCGCACCGGGTCGTTGATCGGCTCCGGCTCCTGAACCTGCTGGATGTGGATCTGGATGTTGTAGTGCATGCGGTCAGCCTCTCGGGTTGAAACGTTATATAAGGGATCTATCGGACGAAGTTGATCAAGAGAGCGATACGGAAGGCGGGGCCGAAGCCCCGCCACCCGATCAGTACGTCCAGAGCGTGGTCAAGATCTCGATGTCCTCCTCGGCGGCGTTCCGGACTTCCAGCGCCTCCATGTAGGCCGTGGCGTTGTCCAGCCCGGCCAGGCCGGCCGCGACAGCCGCATCCATCCGAGCCTGCGCGATGCGCACCGTCTCGATCAGGGGAGCGTGTGCGTGCCGGAACCACGTGCTGCCGTCGGTGCCGGTCGCGATGTCGTCAGCGGTCTTGATGTAGGTCACGTTCTCGATGATCGTCAGTTCGCAGTTCATGTCCGTCTCCCTCATTCCCTCGCCCTTGTGAGAACAACTTTACATTCATGCATGGGAGGTTGGCAAGGGATTCAGACAAGATCTTTTAGGGGCAAGCGCTTTCCTGCGCGCGAGCCCCTATCGGCACCTGCACTGACGACGTGTTCAGCCTGCTCAGGTGCGGTATTCTGTTGTGCTGCTGCGTGCCGGCGACGCTCGTTTCCTATCCGCCCGGCCCGAGTGACGACGTGTTCCAGCCTCTCGGTTGCTGCGCGATCAGGCGGGGAGTCGAACCCCGCTCCGCCCCTCGCACTTCGCCGGGACCAACCGGCTAGTTTGCTCAGGCACCACCAGGTGAGCTGATCTGCTTGCCCCAGTTGCACGGCTGGTTAGGCCCCACGCCCGGTATCTGCGTGCGCCGCCCGGATCGAACCGGTAACCCCTGCACGCCCTCCCCGGCGAACCGGATCTACGCGACGCACTAGGTCGGCACCCCTCGTGCCTGCAACCTGCCGAGTTCCCACGAGGACTTCTCGGAGCCAGGGTCGTCTTTCCGACTGTCAGGATCGGGTGTGCACACCCGACATTCCATCGCGACCCGCTACCCAGTTCCACCAGCGATGCTGGTGGGTTGCTGCAAGCTCGGCGGTCACTTCCGGATTGGTGGCGGCAGTGCCGCTGTCAGTAGCTCCGGCCGCTGCTGACATGGAGAACATTACAGCCATGCTCCATAGGTGTCAACCCCGTACGCTGAAGTCGTGGCAGTTCACCTCGCGCAGGCGCGCATGCACGCAACCGGCATGGCTGCGGCCAGGAAGATTGTGGTCCGAGCCACCCGAAAGACCGACAATCGCAGTGCGGCGCTGGTGCCGGTCGACACCGGCCTGTTGCGCGCGTCCCGGCAAAGCGATGTCAGGTCGGCGGGCAGCACGGTCACGGGCGTGGTGAAGTACACCGCTGAGTACGCCGCCGCGGTGCACAACGGCCGGCGCGCCCTGACCATCCGCAGCCGGCCGGGCGGCCCGAAGCTCAAGTTCACGGTCGGCGGTCGGACGGTCTATACCCGCGTGGTCCACCAGCCCGCCCGCCCCGGCCGCCCGTTCCTGACCACCGCGCTGCGGGAGGTCGCCGCACAAGAGGGGTTGCGCTACCGGCGCACCGGGCGGCGCTGAGATGTCCAGCCGGGCTGAGGTAGAGTGACACGTGAGGCGGGGCGAGGGTGATTTCGCGGTCGGCGGCGCCCCGCCTCACTACCGCTCACCGCGAACCGGAGGACCCGTGACCGACACCAGTGAGAAGCGCGAGCAGCGCTTGATCAACTTCCGGGGCCGGGAGATCGCGGTCCGGCTCCCCACCGACGCTCAGCTGTTCGTCTGGCAGCGCACCCTGCAGGAGTTGCAGCAGGCCGACACTGACTCGTGGGACGGCGAAGAGGCGATGCGCGCCAACATGCGCGCCGGCCGGATCATCGACTCCCTGATCGTGGACCGGGCGGACCGGACGTGGCTGGACGATCTAACGCTGGACGAAGGTCTCACGCTGACCGACCGGGCGCAGATCCTGCACGACACGATCACGGCGTTCGGTAGCCAGGACGACGCGCCCGCCAAGCCCGCACCCGCTAAGCGCGCTCGCAGGAAGGCATCCTGATGGAACATCTCGGCCGGGGCATCGACCCCGAACACATTCTCGGTACGCCGGAGAACGCCGCGTACTACACCCAGGGTCGCCACCAGGGCGTGCAAGACGCCCTGCAGTGGCTGACGTTCGCGCACCTGCCGGACAACCTGAAGCGTTTCAGCTCGGTGTTCTACATCGCGGCGACCGGCCTACTTGACGAGATCGTGACCGACTCCCCTGAGCTGACGACCGCCCTCAACAAGCTGATCGAGGCCAAGGACTCGGCCGTACGCGCCGGCATCAAGCACGTCACCGGTCGCGCCGGATCGATCCCGCGCCCGCAGTGAAAGCCGACCCCCTCGCCTCGATGCGGTGCTGGGCGATCGGGGTCGTCCTCGGAGGCCGGGAGTACACCATCCCGGCCTCCCCTGCTGTCAGCTGGTGGCCTCTGCTGGCCGAGCCGAGCGGGGTAGCACTGCTGGACATGATCAAGGACCCCGACCTGACGGACCGTTTGTGGCGGGGTGAGATCGATACGCAGGAGATCGCCGAAGCGGTCATCGAGACGATCGAGACGGTCACCGGCCGCTCGTTCCCGGCGGCGTACCTGATCGCGGGCATCGCCGATCAACATTGGGCCTCGATCAACGGCCAGCTCGTTCGTGACGGCGTGCGCTGGGACGTGCTCCCGGTCGGCGCGATCTTGGACGCCATCCACGTGTTGCTGCTGGAGCGCTTCGGCGACAGTAAGAACGAGAAGACCGGGCTGCGCTGGGTGGATGAGTACCTGGCCGCCCTGGACGCCCCGCGCCCTGGTAGCGGATCGCGCGTGAGCGAGCAGGCGATCTCCGATTTCGAGACGATGGCCGGCCCGCGGCCTACTCGCTCCGGCGGTGTAACGGCGCCGCCTGAGCTATCCAGCGGCGCGCTGTCCGCGGGCACACCTTCCAGAACTCGGACACCGTCCCGGCCTCCCCGCCGTCCCGGCCAGTCCGGCGCGCCCACGATGCCACCATCCACACCCGGGCGAAGTGATCCGGCGGCCAGGAGCGCTCCCCTTCCGGCCGGGGCTTCGCCAGCATCCTGAACTGCGTCTCGTCCCCGCCACCGTTGAGCGCGCTCGCCGCCACGCCCGCGATCTGCCGGACCGGGATCTGTGCCAGCGTGCCCGCGGTGATCGCAGTGCTTCCCCTGCTCTCCACTGTCAGCGCCTGCACCGCCGGGCGGTCGGTGTCGGGGAACATCTGCACGCGCACCCGCACGTCGGAATCGGGATCTTCCAGCACGACCTCGTAACCGAGGTTCGTCAACTGCGCGCGGCTCACATCCATGAGGTGTCATGCTACGCGAAGTGTCCGGCCTCCCGAGATGGTGTGACACTGAAGCGCCCCGTAGGCTGGTCACGTGGCGAATGAGGGTGAGGCGAGCGTCAAGATCGTTGGTGACGTGCGCGATTTCGCCCGCGACACCGAGAACGATCTGAACACGGCCCTGAAAAAGGTCAAGCCCGACCCGGTCAAGATCCCCATCGACAAGGACGGGCTCGCCAAGGCGGGGCGTGAGGGTGGCGAAGCCCTGGCCGAGAGCGTCGCAACCGGAGCGGATGGTCGCCTGCGCGATGCGCGCGGCCGGTTCGTTAAGGCCGGCCAGGCTGCCGGCCAGGCGATCGGCAACAGTGCCGGATTCGCCGGTAGCAAGTCGTTCATGGACAGCTTCGGCCGCGGCCTGCAGAGTGCCGGCCGCCTGCTCGGGCGGGCCCTGCTCGGCCCGGTCGCCATGATCCCTTCGCTGCTCGCGCCGGTCGCCATCGCGGCAGGTGCCGCCCTGGCCGCTCCGATCGCGGCCGGTCTGGCTGCGGCCCTCGGTGCGGCGATCGGAGCTGCGGTAGCCGCGGGCGCCGGACTCGGTGTGATCGGGCTGGGTGCGTTCCTGCTGCGCGAGGAGGGGTCGCTCAAGTCGGCGGCCAAGAGCCTGATGGGCACGCTGAAGTCCACCTTCACGGACGCGGCTCAGCCCCTGCTCGAACCGCTGGTAGGTGCCCTGAATCGATTCAAGGATCTGACCAAGGAACTCGCGCCGCAGTTCAAGGAGACGTTCGCCAACATCGCGCCGGCGATCAAGCCGCTCACCGAAGGCTTCGCCGACCTGGTGAAGAACGCCCTGCCCGGATTCAACCGCCTCATGGAGGGGGCGGTGCCAATCCTGGCCGGGCTGGGAGACGGTCTCGGGACGCTCGGCGAAGACCTGGACATGTTCTTTCGGGCGATCGGCGATGTCGGCCCTGAGCTGGGGATCTTTTTCAAAGACTTTCTCGGCGGCATCGGCAACGTCATTGTCGGGCTCGGCAACTTCATCAGCTGGTCGGCCAGGGCGTACAAAGCGATCCGGGACTTCCTGACTCCGTCCGGCGGGGAGTCGTTCTTTGACAACCTCGTGGACAACATCCGGGAGGTGGTGTCGAACGGGTTCCAGTACCTGATCGACAACCTGCCCAACATCATCGACGCCTTCCTGGACTTCCGTCAGCAGGTCACCGACGTGATCCTGCAGCTGGTGACGGGCATCGCCGAAGCCCTGCCGGAGATCGTCCCGCGTATCGCTGAGGGCGCCGTCCAGCTGGTCACCGGCCTGGTCGATGCGCTCGTGCAGTCCGCTCCGCTGATCATCGACGCCGCCGGTCAGCTGGTGCTCGGCCTCGTGCAGGGCCTGGTCGCCGCCCTGCCGATCCTGATCCCGGCGGCGTTCAACCTGATCACGACCCTCGTGACCGGGATCGTCGAACTGCTGCCGACCCTGATCGATGCCGGCATCCAGCTGGTCACCGGCCTGGTCCAGGGCCTGATCGAGGCGCTGCCCACGCTCTACACCGCGGCCATCGAGGCGGTGCCGAAGCTGATCGAGGCGTTGATCACCGCCCTGCCGCTGCTGCTGTCGGCAGGAACGCAGCTCATGCTGGCCCTGGTCCAGGGCTTCGCCGAGTCGCTGCCGAGCCTGATCGACGCCTTCCAGACTCAGGTGCTCCCCGCCCTGCAGAACGCCATCACCAACGAACTGCCCGCCCTGATCGAGTCGGGCATCGCGGCGTTCGAGGCGTTCGTGGAGGGCATGGTCGCCAACATCGAGCAGATCAGCGACATCGTCTCCAACCAGATCATCCCCGCGATCGTGGACACCCTGATCGAGAACGGGCCAGCGATCAGCGATGCGATGAGCAAGATCATGATCCTGCTGTTCCAGGCGATCATCCGGATCGTGCCCTCGGTGGTGAGCGGCGCGGTCCGGATCACCAGCGCCCTTGCGCTCGGCCTGCTGCAGGCGGCCGGTCGGCTGATCTCCATCGGGGCACAGCTGATCGGTGGGTTCGCGAGGTCACTGTGGGAGCGCGGCGTGGCCGGCGCCCGTGACGCGGTCAACCGCATCCGCTCGGCGGTAACTGGCGCGTTCGCTGGCGCGGCCGGGTGGCTGCGCAGCGCGGGAGCCTCGATCATCAACGGCTTGATCTCCGGCATCCAGGCAGGCTTCGATCGCGTCCGCAGCACACTCGGCAGCCTCACCTCCATGCTTCCGGACTGGAAGGGCCCGGCCGATGTGGACCGCAAGATCCTGCGCGAGTCCGGCCGACTGGTCATGCGCGGGTTCGAGCAGGGTCTGATCGATGAGCGCAACGCCATCCGCAGCACCCTGGCCGGGCTGACCGGAAGCCTTCCGGGCTGGTCCGGCAGCGCGGTCCCTGCGGTGGCGGGCAGCACCACGAGCACTTTCACCATCGAGCCGGGAGCCATCGTGATCAACGGGTCCGGGGCGGGCGCCGGGAACGCCGCTGCTGAGGCAGTGCTGATGCGCCTGGCGCAGGCGGGGATGGTGCGCTGATGAGCACGATCACGGTGCTGCGACCCTCGGCCGTCTCCTCGTTCACCGGCTGGACGGCGCAACCGTCCGGCACGTTGAACGGCGTCACTTCGGATGACCTGGACTCCACCTATGCGCTCTGGTCGGGGTCCGGCTCCCCGCTCGTGCTGCAGACCCCGGTCGACTCCCCGCCGGTAGGCGAGCGCCGTCACCAGGTGCGGGTACGCGCTCGCGGGGAGGACGGCAGCGCCTGGTGGGCGGTGCGGCTGCAGAACGGCGCGCTGACCGGTGGCGCCTCCGCGACCTTCCCAGACTCACCCGGGACGGTGAATGGATCGTGGGGCTTTGGCGCCCCTCATGACGGGCCCACCACCCTGGCCGCGCACATCCTCGGGCAGACCTCCGGCGTCAAGATCACCGAGATCTTCATCGACATGGACTCCCGCGAGGCGCCGACCTTCACCGGCCAGGTGCTGGACGGGGCCGGCGCGGTCAACGTCACCATCACCGACACCAACACCCCGCGGCTGCGGGCCACCGCGATCGACCCCGACGGACTCGCGCTGCGGCAGTACCGGTTCTGGGTGACCAGCGGCAGCACGATCGTCTGGGACTCCGGGATCCTGTCCGGCAACCCCACCGACCAACTGACCAGCCCGCTGCCGAATGGCAGCTACACCGCGAACCTGCAGATCTGGACCACGCTCGGCGCGAACACCGCCTACGCCAGCACCGTGCAGACTATCGCGTTCACGATCAGCACCGGGGACGTGCCGATCCCGAACGACCCCATCGCCACCCCCATCCCGGACTCCCCGCTCTACTCCGTGCAGGTCTGCGCCCCGGACGTGAGCGAGTTCGATGACGGGCGCGGGCATGTCGAACTGCAGCGGGTGGACTGCGCGGGCAGCGAGAGCGAGAACGGCGTCACGCTGGCCATGCTCGGCCCGCTGCAGACCGATGAGTGCGCGACCTGGCAGGACTTCACCATCCCGCGCACCGGGCTCGGCGCCTCCTGCACGCACACTCCGGAGCAGTGCTGCTCGTACTACCGGGCGCGGACCATCGGCCGGGTCAACGGGGCCATCGTGATCAGCGCCTGGTCCGACGTGCGCGATTCCGGCATCCCGCGGGGGCTGATCTTCCTCTGGCCGGGCACCAACGCCGGAATCCCCGCCGGCTGGAAGCGCACGACCGCGCTGGACGGGCGGTACGCGAAAGGCGTGGCCACCGCCTCCACTCAGCCCGGCGCGCGCGGCGGCGCAGCCACGCACGTGCACACCACGGCCGGGCACAACCACGAGGTCACGCACGCGCACACCGTGACCGGCAACACCTCGGCGGCGGTCGGCCAGGTGACTTCCACGCCGAACACGGCCGGATCCAGCGCGGTGCCGGTGACCCACACCCACACCCGTTCCGCGGTCAACTCCACCACCGTGCTGTCGGGCGTGACGCAACCCGCCATCGGCACGCACCCGAACGACCCGGCCCGGCTGGAAGTCATCCACATCGAGTCCGACGGCACCCCGACGGGCGTGCCGAACAACGCGCTGGGCATCACGGGGGATGTGTCTCTGGCCGGCTGGACGGACTTCGGCAACGCCACCAACCGGTTCATGAAGGGCGCGCCGGCGGCCGGGGACGGCGGCTTGATCGCCGCGTCCGGGCTGAACGGCCACGTGCACACGATCGCCGCTCACACTCACGCCGGAACCTCGCACACCCACACCAGCCCGAACACCGGCAACGTGGCCGGCTCCCTCACCCTGACGGCCGGCGCGGTCAGCGCCACCTACGCCGCCACCCACAACCACCCGGTCACGGTGGCGGCCGCCGACACGGCAGCGCTGGCGTCCGGCGGGGCGGCGAACTCCGGCACCGCGGCGGCACCCGAGGACCCGCCCTACTGCAACGTGCGCGTGAAGCAGAACACCAGCGGTGGCGCATCCCTGCCGGTGGGCCTGATCGGGGCGTGGCGCGGATCGCTCGGCACCATCCCCGATCACTGGGCGCTCTGCGACGGCACGGGCGGCACCCCGAATCTGACCGGCCTCTACCCGCGCGGCGCGACCGCCTCCATCGGCGCCACCGGTGGTTCGCTGGCCACGCACACGCACACCAGCCCGAGCCACACGCACACCACCAGCGGCCACACGCACACCATGGCCATCGGGACCACGGCAGCGGCCAGCAGCAATGTGTTGGCGTCCAGCACGATCGCGGTCAGCACGAGCGGACACACTCACACCGGCTCGGCCACCGACTCCACCACCCCCACGGTGGTCGCCGGCACCTCGGGCACCCTGGCCGCGGTCGGCAGCGAGCCCGCGTACGAAGAGGTGGCGTTCGTTCAGCTGGTGGAGCCGCAGACCCCTGAGCCCGACCCCGAGACGGTGTGCTTCACCTGGCCGGAGTCCGAGCACCTGATCCGCACGCAGGGGCCCGACGGCGCAATGTGGGCTCCGGTGATCGGTAAGTTCTCCTGGAACGTGGACCGGCCGCTCACCGCCACCACGGGCGTGAACGGCACGCGCTTCGCCGAGAACGCCGCGCCCGGCGAGCGCAACCACACCATGGCCGCGGGCGTGGAGTCAGAGGCCGAGCTGGCCGAGCTGCTCGCAGTGCTTCAACGCCCGCTCGTGCTGATCAGCCCATCGGACTCCACCGAGGTATGGGCGGCGCCGGTCGCCGGCTCGGTAACGGTGGTCAAGGTGGGCCGCGGCCGGCGGGTGACCGCCGAATTCATCGGGACCGGCCCGCAACCCGGCCCGCAAGTCGCTGACGTTTAGGATGTCCACGTGAGCCGGAACAGGGGGACATCAGGGTGATCATCACGACGTTGAGGCCTACCGCGGTGGTCACGGCAGGCGGCGCGAGCGCGGTCCCATCAGGCACCCTGGCCACCGTCACCGCCGACAACAACGACGCCACCTACATCCTGCAGCCCGGCGGGGGCGGCCGATGGTCAGTGCGTGTCGAGCCGCACCCGCTCGGCGCCGGATACGAGCGCCACCAGGTTCGCGCCCGCGCGCGCATGCGGGTCAACGCGGGTGTCGGCCGAGAAGACCTCGGGGTCAGCATCGGCACCAACGACACGGCGATGTTCTCCCGGATCTTCATCAACGATGTGATGACGGAGTACGCCGGGAACTGGACCAGTATCGGCCTGCTCAACCTGGACGACCCCGGCACGAAGTCCGACCTGAACATCACCGGCGGCTACCTCACGCTGCCGAGTGGCGGCGCGAACCAGACGTTGACCGCTGAGCTGTACCTGGACGTGGACGCTCGACTGGAGCCGCAGTTCAGCCCGGAGATCCGCGACAACGCCGGGGTGAACCAGTGGCTCGGCACGATCACCGACACCAACCAGCCCGAAGTCTACTTCGGGCCGGCCAGCTACGACGGGCTCCCGCCGAACCGCTGGACGTTCGAGCTGGTCAAGTCGCCCGGCACGATCGTCTACCAGACCGAGGGCGCCGGCGAACCGCCCAACGCCTTCACTCTGCCGATCCCGCTCGATGACGGGAACTACACCGCCACGTACGGCGTGAGCAGCACCATCCGTGGCACGGATGAGTTCTTCGGCGTGGAAGTGCTCAACTTCGCGATCCAGAACACGATCCCGCCACCCTCTCCGCCCAACCTCACCACCGAGCGGGAGGGCGACGGCTACCGGCTCACGTGGAGCTTCGCCGGCGGCCAGCCGTTCGATGACGGGTACGTGGTCGCGGAGGTCTGGCGGGACGACTGCACGGGGTCGCAGCGTATCGCGGTCGTGCCGGATGGCCTTGAGGGCTCGTATCTCGACCTGGCCATCCCGCAGATCGACACCGAGCACGTGCTGGTGGGCGGCGTTTGCACGCTGGAGCTGCACGGCTGCGATATCACCTACCGGGTGCGGTACTGGGGATACGTCTCGACCACCGTGGAGATCCCCGACTCGATTCCGGTGGACCTCGTGCTGGGGTGGCCGGGCACTGCGGGCAGCATCCCGAGCGGGTGGCTGCGGGTCACCGCGCTGGACGGTTTCTACCCGCGCGGTGCCACGAGTACCGGGGTTCCCTCAGTAACCGGCGGCGCGGCCACGCACGCCCACACCACCCCGAACCACACCCACTCGATCCCGTCCCACCAGCACATGATGCCCGCCGATACGACCGGCAACTCCTCGGGCACGAACACCGAGCGCAAGAACAACAACCCGATCGCGGTCACCTCCACCACCCACGACCACACCCTGCCGCTGCTATCCGGCGGGTCGAACGTCGTGCAGACCTCCGCAGCCGCGCCCGGCACCACCGGTTCGAGCAACCTGCCGCCGACCCGCGAGGTGATCTGGATCCGCTCGGACGGTTCAGCCACCGTGTACCCGATCGGGGCGCTCGGCTGGAGCACGCAGAGCGTGTCCGGCTGGACGACTGATACCGCCTCCTCTGGCCGCTTCCTTCGCGGGGCCCCGGCCGCCGGCAACGGCGGCGCCACCTACGGCTCCAGCCGGCACAGCCACACCGTGAACGCGCACACCCACACCACGCCGCAGCACGACCACCCGAACTTCACCACCGGGCTGAGCGGGCCGGCCGCCGCGAACGAGGCGAACTCCGGCGGCACCAACCCGCGCTGGCTCGCGCGCCACACCCACCCCGGCAACGTGGTGGCCAACACCTCCGGCGCGCTGCCCTCAGCCACGGGAGGCACCACCGGGGACCGCGACCACGAGCCGGTCAACCGGCGCCTGCGCACCCTGCGCAACACCGGCAACGGCGCACAGACCCGCATCATCGGTCTCTACACCGATGCGATTGCTGACCTGGACCCCGTGCTGACCTGGTGCAACGGCGCGAACGGCACGCCGGACATGCGGACCTGGTTCTGCCGGGACATCGGTCCCGCATCGGTGGGCAGCACAGGCGGTGCCACCAGCCACAACCACACCGTTGCTTCGCACGTGCATCCGGCCACCTCGCACACCCACGAGATCACGATCGGCCAGTCCGGCGGCCGCGACTACGGCCGGGACACCTCCGGCACGCAGGGCACCGTGCCCACCGAGACGCACGGCCACAACTCCAGCGACACTCAGGCCGCGCTGGTGACCGCCACAGCTGGCGGGTCCGGCACCGCCGGCTCGGCGACCTCGCTGCCGCCGTACCGCGAGGTGCACTTCGTACGCGTGGAGGGCATCGTGGCCGGCGGCGACCTCCCGGTGCCCGAGTTGCGGATCAGCGAGTTCTCCTCGATAACGGTCCCCGCGCTGCTGCACACCGACGGGATGGACCGGATCGGTTCCCTGGCCGCGGTGATGGCGGTCGCGGCCACCCGCGGGCACGCCCTGCCGCGCCTGAGCACGGACTCGGTCCCGGTTACCGGCGGCCGCCACACCGTCTCGAACACCGTCCCCGGCGAAGACCTGACGCTGACGATCGGAGTGCTGGGGAAGCAGGACATTGACGCGTTGGAAGAGATCATGGCCTCCGACCGGATCTACTGGGCTCCGCTCGGCGGCACCCCGGGCTGGTTCGCGCCGGGCCCCTGGACGGTGGCCGGGCCGGCGCCGGACGTAAAGGTGCTGACCGTGACCGCCGTACGTCAGCCCTGGCCGACTACCCCGGACCCCGAGGACTACCTGTGAGCAAGCCCTTCTCCTCCGCACGCCACCAGGCGGCCGTCACGACCGCGACCGGCTACCGGCGGGTCACCCGGTGCATGTTCAACCGCAACGGCCTGAGCGCCATGCTGGAGCCGGTCGCCGGGTCGTTCGCGCAGGACGCGCGCCGCTCGGCCAGGTGGGACGGGCGCCTGTCCTTCGTGGGCACCGACCAGTTCCCGGTCCGCCCGGGCGATCTGCTGACCCCGTTCGGCACCACCTGCTCGGTGGAGCTGGGGCTGGAACTGCTGGACGGCTCGATCAGCACGGTCACGTACGGCACGTACGAGGTGGCCGCGGTGCAGACCGATACCGCGGCCGGTGTCCGGACGACCGGCGTGTCCCTGATCGACCTCAGCGACCGGGTCAACCGTTACCGGTTCGAGCGGACCTTCACCACGCTGGGCGGGATCTGGTTCACCCGCATGATCAACGACGTGTTCATCAACCGGACCGGCATCAGCCCGAACCTGCCGCCGGGCGGCGAGATCATCCTGAACCCCTACACGTTCGGGCTGGAGACTGGCACCGGGCCCTGGAAAGAGCTGCTGGAGATCGCCGAGTCGTACGGCGTGTCGATCTGGTACGACCGCTCCGGCCTGCTTCAGGTCGGCAGCCTCACTCCCGATGTCGAGGACGCGTACCCGCTGACCGGCACGGTGTCGCTCTCGGCCGATTTCGACACCCAGCCCGCTAACGTCTGGGTGGTGCGCGGCGAGACGCAGGACGGGGTAGCGCCCGTGCAGGCAATCGCGATGGACACCGACCCGGGCAGCCCGACCTACGCCGGTGCGGCGCCGGGTGGATCCCCGTACGGGCGCACGACGGATTTCTTCAGCAGCTCCACGATCACCACGATCTCGCAGGCGCAGACGGTGGCGAACGGCCTGCTGGCGCAGTCCATCGGCGCCGGATCCACGTACACGATCACCTGGCCGTACAACCCCACGGTTGACGCCGGGGATGTGGTGAGCATCGAGGGCGCGACCTACGCCATCGACAGCGTGACCGTGGATATCACCGGGGAGACGACAGCGAAAGCGCGGGAGATCCGATGACCGAGATCGACTACACCCAGGCGCTCAAAAAGATCGTCCCGGAGATCAGCGGCCCGTTCCCCGTACGGCTGCGCACCGGCACGATCGCCGCGGTCAACGGCAACGGGACGGTCAACGTCACCATGGCCGACGGGCAGACCCTGACGAACAAGCCCGTGGTTGGCACGTCCGTGGTGTTCACGCCCGGCCAGGTGGTCAACGTCCTGGTGAGCAAGGATCAGTTCCTGGTGCTTGGCCCCACCGCCAGCTCGGGTGCGACCTCCGGATTCCCGAGCGCGTTCGCAGACTTCGGCACCCCCTCGATCGCGAACGCGACCGTGGTGGACCTGACACCGACATCGGTCCCCGTGAACGTCGGAGGGATGTGGACTAGCGGCACGGCTTTCACGATCCCGACCGGCCAGGGAGGTCTCTACGAGATGGGCATAGCCTGCCGCTTCGTGACCAACGCGAACGGCGTCCGGCAGGGTCGCATCAGTGTCAACGGCGCCGAGTACATGTACTGGACGGTGCCGTCGAACTCGATCGGGCAGGCTCCGGGCGCTGGCGTCACCCGCCGGGTCATGGTCGCCGGAGATGTCGTCCGGTTCAACGTCTATCAGAATTCCGGCGGCGCACTGGCTTTCGGTTCCGGTACCGGATGGCTTGAACGGGTAAGATGATCAACATGGCTATTGGGGAATTTGTCCACATCGAAAAGGCGATCCGTTATGACGGCACGAACAGTGCCGAGATCATCGCGGAGATCGGTTCGGATCCTACGGTGACCGAATCTGGTGGAGTGTGGGAAGTGAATGACGGTGTTCGTGATCCGATCACCGTGAACACGGGGGATTGGTATGTGATCAACGGCTGGTTCTCTTCGGCCGCTGACTTCGAGAGCGGATTTCGTTCCGTGTCACTCGGCCGTCCGGAGTAGTCCCTTCGGGGCCACCCTTCCCGTATCTTGATACTCATCGATGTCTCGGTGAGGGGTTGAGAGATGCCCGCTGTGGATTACGTACGTATTCGCAAGGCCGTCCAGTACACCGGCTCGAACGGCGCCGAAGTGGCGGCGTTCGCGGCGATCGGGATCGTGTCGGATAACGGCTCGGTGCTGAACCTCGGCGACCCGGTGAGCGGCTGGATCGGCTGGACCCTGAACGCCGGGGACTATTTCGAGGACTCCGACAACCGACCCTGGCTCCAGGCGGAGTTCAGCCAGCGCCACATCACCAAGGATGCGGCGCTGCTGGACACCAACAACAACGCCGCCGTCGCCGCGCTGAACGCCTCGCAGGCCACGCAGGACACTGCGATAGCGGCAGCGACCAGCGCCGCCTCAGCGGCTAGCACAGCAGCGGGGAACGCAGCGACCGCCGCGGCCGGCAAGCTGGGCAAGGTAGATCTGGTCTCGATCTCGGTACCGGTTCTGCTGCTGCTGGCCACTGTTGATCGGCCGATCGTTTGGAACCGGCCCTTCTCGAACACCAGCTACGACCTCTCGTACGCGTTCGACGCCAGCACGATCGGGCGGATCACCTGTGCCCCGGTCGCCGGCACCAAGACGACCACCGGGGTCACGATCCGGGTCACGGCCTCTCTCCTGGCCGTCTCCGTGCTCGGCGTGGTCCACGTACTGGGCATCGGCGCGTGAGATGTCCGGCGGTATGCTGACCGGGTGACACCCACCTGGACTATCCTGATCCCGACGCTCGGCGAACGCGGGCGCTCTTTCACCGCGTTGATCGACCGGCTCATGCCACAGGTCGACGCGTTCGCCGGCCGGGTCAAGGTGCTGGCGTTCTGGAACAACGGACAGCCCGGCCTGCCGGAGATCCGCCAGCGGCTGGTGGAGGCGGTCGACACCGACTACCTGTCGTTCATCGATGACGACGACATGGTGCCCGAGGACTTCGTCAGCTCGATCGTGGCGGCGCTGGAGTCGAGGCCGGACTACGTCGGGTTCAAGGTGCGCTACCTGGCCGATGGTCACGACCGCGGCGAGGTGGATCACTCGCTGCGGCATGGCACATGGGCGGAGGAACGGAACCCCTACCGGCTGATCCGCGACATCTCGCACATCAACCCGATGCGCTCCGAGGTGGCCAAGGTCGTTGACTTCCGGGTGGTCGAGCGCGGCCAGGTGGAAGACCGGCCGTGGGTCGCTCAGATCCGTGACGCCGGTTCGCTGAAGACCGAGGTCTACCTGGACCGCGTCATGTACGAGTACCGATGGGATCGGCGAGGGTCGCGGTGGAAGACTCCCGACCGGATCCGGCAGGCCGGGCCCCTCGCTCGCGTGCCGGTGGGCAGCCCGCATTTCGAGTACCTGGACCAGCGCCCGCCGGAGCAGCTGCGTCTGGCGGTCATCGTGCCGACCCGCGGCCGACCGGACAACATCCGCAAGGTGATCGCCGCCTGGGATGCCACGGACGCGTGGTCGTGCGCGGACCTGATCCTGGCCGTGGACGGTGACGACCCGGAGAGCATCGGCTACCAGCAGATCATCTGGGATCGGCAGGAGGTTTCGTCCTACCTGATCGACCAGTGGCAACCGATGGTGCCGAAGCTCAACCGGGCGGCGGTCGCCGCGGCCGAGACGCGCAAGTACTTCGCCATCGGGTTCGCCGGCGACGACCACCTGCCACGCTCGATCGGGTGGGCGCAGCACTACCTGGCCGCGCTCTGGGAGATGCGCACAGGGATGGTCTACGGCGATGACGGCTACCAGGGCCGGAAGCTGAGCACCGAGTGGGCGATCACCGCGGACGTGGTCCGCGAGCTGGGCGGCATGGTCCCCGCGCCGGTCGATCATCTCTACTGCGACAACGCCATGATGGACCTGTTCGGCGGAGCCGATGCGCTGCGGTACATGGGTGACGAGGTGCAGATCGAGCACATGCACCCGGCCGCCGGCAAGGCGGCCAGTGACGACCAGTACGAGAAGGTCAACTCGCGGCAGCAGTACGCAGGCGACCGGCGCAAGTACGAGATCTGGAAGAACACGCAAGGGCCGTCCCGGCTCGGTGCACAGATCGAGATCATCCGCAGACTCCGGGGAGAGGTCGCGCCCGTGGCGCCGGTCCGCCCGGCCAGAGAGAGGACCCGCAACGTGCGTGGATCAGGGCCCCGCAAGGTCGAGCGCTCCGGACCGAGCCGGTTCAGCGCCCCGCCGAAGTCCAAGTTCCCGTTCCCGCCGGAGTTCCGCTGGGTGGTCGGTGCCACGCCGGACGAGATCGCGTTCACCCTGGCCGATTTCGCCGCGGGCGTGCCGGCCGATCAGGAGATCGTAGAGCTGGGTGTCTTCCAGGGCCGTACCGCACTGATCATGGCGTGGGGCGCGAGCCAGGGCAACGGCGCACACGTGACCGCGGTAGACGCCTGGGACCTGCCGGGCAACACCTACCACCCACCCTTCACCGACCCCTCCACCCGCGAGACGGCGCACTCGAACGTGCGCAACCTCGGATATGGGGGGAGGGTCACGCTGGTCCAAGGATTTGCTCACAAGGTAGCGAAGACCTGGCCAGGTTCAGAAGAGTTCCAGATCGAGCCCGGCAAACCGCTCGGCCTGCTGTTCGTGGACGACGATCACTCGGCGGAGGGCGTGCACGCGGCGTTCGAGGCCTGGGTGCCCCACCTGGCCGACGGTGCCGTGATCGCGTTCGACGACTACGGGCACCCGGACTGGCCTGGCGTTAAGCAGGCTGTGGATGAGCTTGTGGACAAGGGTCAGGTCGAACCGGTGGAGATCTACCACGATCGCCTCGCGGTCACGAAGCTGCGTACCGTGCCGATCACCGCGATCACCAGCGAGGGTGTCCAGCCCGCGCCGGTCAGCACCGAGCCGGGATGTCAGCACCCGAATTGCATTCTCGACCACCCGCACGCGGGCCCTGCGGAACTCGCATTGCCCGCGCCCACCGAGGTCCAAGACGACCTCACCGACAAGACCTCGGCCGAGCTGCGGGAGATCGCGGCCGGGCTGAAGATCCACCTGAAGGCCGGCTCGAACAAGAGCGTGATCATCGCGGCGATCCGCGATGCACGTGCGGCGCAGGCCGGCCGGTGAAGGTCTCGTTCTCGATCATGGCGCATCCGGACCGGGCGGAGCACGTCCACCGGATCCTCGCCGCCATGGGCGATGTCGAGGTACCGATCGCCAGCGACAACGAGGGGTCGCCGTCGGGAAACGCTGACCGGGTATGGCGCAACGCGCGGGCGGCGTGGCTGATGCACGAGCCGGATGCGGACTGGCACGTGTTGCTGCAGGACGACGCGGTGCTCTGCCGGGACTTCGCCGCGGGCATGAACGAGGCGCTGCGGCACGTTCAGGGCCCCGCGGTGGTGTCGCCCTACCTGGGCAACGGGCGGACCGTGCCGACCCGATGGGAGACCCTGGCAGCCACCGCCGATGCCCGCGGCGCGACGTGGATCCGGACATCGAAACTGATGTGGGGTGTAAGCATCGCTATTCCGACCCTGCTGATATCCGACATGATCAAGCATGCCGACACCCGTGCGGGGGTACCCGATGACATGCGGGTAGCGGGCTGGGCCGAGAAGAACGGGATCGATGTCTGGTACACCTGGCCGAGCCTGGTCGATCACCGGCAGGTGCCCTCGCTGACGAAACACCGCGCTCACGATCGGTACGCACGCCGCCATCACACAGAGTCGGCGATGTCCATCGACTGGACAGGACCGGTCATAACGGACACGATGCTCACCCGGCGCAGAGCGTCACGGTCCGGCCCTTCGGCCAGACGGCGGGATTCACCTATACAGGCAGGTAAAGGCTAATGTCATGGGCACTGTCATCACTCACGGAGGGGGAGACGGTGCCCGGATGGCTCAAGGCATTGGTCATGATCACTGGACTAGGGGCGTGGTTACTGACCGTGGTGGTCATGCTCTGGCGTGGCGCGACCCCGGACGCTGCCGTCCTGGGAATCCCGGCCGCCCTCGTGATCGCTCTGGCGCCGCCGATTAGGATCGGCCGCGCGCGGGACGAGAACGAGGACGAGCCGGCAGACGAACCGGAACGGCGGGCATCATGACCTTCCTACTGCAGTTGCTGGCAAGCCTCACCGCGTGCGGGGCGATCGGCCTCGTGCTGCGCCGCGGGGTACAGACCATGGACACGCGGCGACACGAAAGGCGCTCACGATGACCGCTCGGCAGACCTCGAACCTCTGGAACATCGCCCTGGTCATGGCCGTGATCAGCCTGCTCGTGGCGTTCTTCGTGGCCTACCGGCAGTACGACCTGGTCAACTGCCTGGCCGACCGGGACGCGGAGGTCCGCATCCGCACCAGCGCCATCGCCGCCGCGACCGATGCCGAGCGGATCGCTGACCTGCGCCTGCTGCGCGATGGCACGCCGGAGGCACGACAAGCGGCAATCGCGGCCAGGGCGAACACCGACCGGGTGCGTGCCGCACACCCCGCTCCGAACGTGGAGCCGTGCGGTTGATGGTGATCCCGGCAGGTCTCGAACCTGCGTACCTCCGCGCACTTTGAGCGCTAACGCCCGGCTAACGCTGGCGGTGCTCTCACCTGTTGAGCTACGGGATCGGCTCGGAGCCTAGCTGTTCCACAGACGCAGGGTGGCCGCATCCTTGCGACAATCGCAGCACAGCGCCGGTCCGCCACACCGGGCGCGTAGTCCGTCGGGGCGCTCCCAGACGTAACCGTGGCCGGAGTTCGTTCCGACCACGTTCTCATCGGCCGCCGTGATCGTCTTGACGTGCTCGACCAGGCCTATCCACGCGCGAACCGGGATCTCCCGGTGGATCTGACTGCGCGCGCCGTGGTTGCCCTCGAACACGACACAGGCTCGCGTCTCGCCGGAGTCCAGGAACTGCCAGTCCTCGGCGGTGTTGCGCAGCAGCCAGGCGTACTGCTCCTGCGTCAGTTCGCTGACGTTGATCGTGATCCTCATCGGTGAGCCTCGCTCTCGTGGTCTAGGCGTTGTTCGATGGACCAGGACTGGAACTCACAGCTACGTAGCTTGCGGCACCGGTAGTACAGGTGACGGTCGCCGTCCCTGTCCTGGCCGCATCGCTCCTGGCTGCCGACCCTGTGCGGCTTGATCGACTTGCCGCACAGGCCGTTCTCGCCGAGTTGCGGGAAGTGGTATCGGGTGGAGGTCGCGCCGTTGCGCGCCGGGAAGGCCATATGCATTCTCCCTGCTCAACGTGAGGTTATGAGGTGCGATCCCGTGACGACATGTTCCTGCCTCTGCGGATCTGACCTCAACCTTACAGTCATGCTAGGGAAGTTGCAAGAGGCTATGTCGCAGGCAGCTCGCACAGTCCCGGGCAGATCGGGCAGGCGCGGCCGGCGCCGGCGTGCATCCGATCGGTGCGTGCCCCCTGGCCGGGCCGGGTCAGCTTCCACTCGTCCAGGTCGCTCTGCGCGAAGACGTATTGAACGTACTGCCCGACGACCCGGCGCCCGCGGTGCGGCGGCCCGTATCCGCGACCCATGTACGCGTTCAGCGTGCTCTTGGCGATCCCGAGATATTCGGCCGCCTGGCGGTAGCCGACGAACTCCCGATCGGCGGGCGCCTGTGCGGTCGTGTCACTCATGCTCACGACCTTACAGTGATGAACGGCAGGTCGCAAGACTGATCAAGGTCACGCCGCCGACCACGAGCAGCGCGCCGGGTAGCAGCTCGAACACCACCATCGGGGTCCTCTCCACCCGCAGCCACGCCAGGCTGATCAGGCGTCTCACGTGAGCACCATGCCGACCACGCCGACCTCCGCGAGGGTCGACACGCCCGCCTCCTGAATCATCCTGATCGCAGCCGAGTGCATCGCGGCAGTCT